ATGCCATTAATGGAATTATGCAGACGGCAACATTTCTCAGATTTTGACAATCACTTTAATAATCAAGTATATGAAGCAATAAGCGACTTTATTGCTCAAAAAAACGCAGTGTTTCAAATAAAAATAAACGCATGGTTAGCCGAAGGCTCGCCGGATAATTTTCATTTTAAAATAGATGATATTTCGTATACTATTAAATTAAATGATGATGGCAAATATGGTTTAAATATCTATGACCCTTTTATCTCGCCTACATTTGTCTCTGTCTGAAGTTCGCCGATAAGAGTATCGTTATACTCTATTCGTTCCCTAAATTCCTTTATGTCTTTATATTTGCCGTATTTTAACGCACGCTGTTTCGCCTTAAATGCCAACTTGAAATTCTTTACGATCTTGTCTAGGATTGTTTCAGAATAATACCCATTCACGCTACCACCACTGAAAAGCAAAATGACCGATAGCCCATATTGCGCCGCCGAGCGCGATAGTTCCGACACCCGACCATAACATTGTCGAATTGTCTGTTCTTATTCCTTCAATGATTAACGGCATACCCACACCGAGAGAAACACCGCCGATTGTGAAACTTATTATCGATCCTCGCCTTGCCCTTGCCAACTCATTCTGAAGCCTTGTAATGTTCGCCATTGTAAGACGTGCCTGATTTAACATTTCGTTATTTTCGTCAAGCAGCGCAATAGCGCCCCCTTCAGCGTCTTGTATTCTCTCCATAGCGCATTCCAAGTTCCATTTCAACAGCCTTATTGTTTCTGTCAACTCTCCCTGCATAATCAATAGTTCTCTGTTGAAATTCGATAATCTCGCGGATTGTGCTTCCAGTGTTTGCCATTGCATTTCTAAATTCAATAGATTCAGCATTTGCCTGTTTAGTAATAATTCCAATCCGGTCATTGATTCGCTCTGCGTGTTCGGCTCGCTCGATTGCGCTTCTGCCGTATTCGACTGCTGCGCCAAGATCGTGCTGTAAGGCGATAATTGTAGCCTCATGCTGTAAGGCAAGTTCAACAAAGTCTCCGCCGTCTGCGGATTCCACAATGGCGTTAAGATCGGTGTATTTATGGTAAAAGTGAGTTCCTGCGATAATTCCGCATACGCAGCCGATAAGCAAAATACCAACAATAATAAGCCAAATAAGATTTTTTTTAGCCCAAGATTTAATTTTTTCATTCATGATCTCTCCTTTACGCTGCGTTTAAGAATTGTTTTAATTCTTCCCAACGCTGATCGCCGCCTTCCGGGTTGTTTACACGTCCGCCGCCGTCCAGCAGAGAAGTGACAGGGGTGTAGAAACGCGGGCAGTCTTTTTTCTGTACTCCGTCATAATGCCTTTCAAGTTCTAAGTTTCTGCCGGTTTCTTTTCTGATATATTGAATAAGTTCTTTCAGCGTTTCAATTGTTTTCTGACTGAATTCGCCTGTAAGGTTCATCGGCACTACTTCAATTCCGATGCTTGAATTATTTCTAGCATCGCCGCTGTGCCAACCCACTTCATTTAACGGTAAACATTGAAGCGCATATTCTTCTTTGATTATAAAATGCGCGGAGGCTTGCACTCCTTCGCCATTACTTCCTTTTTCCCACCAGCTCCTTACACCTCCTAGAGTGTGGTTCGGATAGGGTCCAATCCAATGGATTATTATTTTTTCAACAGGCTTTGTAAAATACACAGCTTGCTTATTTAAGCCCCTCGCTAATTTTCCAAGCGATAAAAATAATTGTGTTAAAATCATTCTTTAACCTCCCAATTTAATTTCTTTAACCTTGTCAAGAATTATCGAGAAATATATCGGCGAAAAAACCGCCGCTAACATAACGCCTGAAAAAACAATGTCACCAACGGTTAAACCGAAATTTACTTCTTTCAATGATGTGATTAATACTCCGATAACCCCCCAAAACGCTTTAACAAGCGACAGAACAGCAATCCACGCTCCTGATAAAATCATGGCAAAAAACGATATTTGCTTCGGGCTTGCTTTTTTTTCTTCTATTTTTTCATTCACATTATCGCTCATACATTCTCCGGTTTTCTGCCTTCAGCATATTTACCCAGTTGTAATTCTGGTCTGCAAGTTATTACATCTTTATATACTTCGGGATTTTCTTCTTTAAATGCTAAAACATCTTTTTTAACATCGCCATTTAAACCCCACCACAAATAAGTTAATCCTGAAACCATACGAACCGATTTTGTCCGATACGGTGAATAAAAACGATCTTCTAAAATCATAATCCAAACTTCTTCTTCGTGTTCTACAAGTTTTATATCAGCATTTTTTAATTCGTCTAACGCTTTTGTATTACTTTCGATGATTCCCGCAATATCACAGTGCATTTTACATACATCGGTCGCTCTTCGCCCTCTGTTATTAGAACAATCCCTTCTTTCTTCGCCATCTTTGTTATCATTGCTGTCGCTGCAATCGCGTTCAATTTCAACGGGACCAATTTTCGCCTTTTTCATTCTTGGGAAAATTTTATCTGCGCCTCTTATCATTACAATTACAAGGCAAACAAGAATAATAATATTAATGAAATTACGTTCTAAGAATTGTAATATTAAATTTGTCTCCGCTACAGCCATTACCCCTCCATAAACAAAACAGGCTACGCCCTTTAAAAAGACGCAGCCTGTTTTATATACAGCACTGAAATAAAAAATACGCCCGATAGCCCTCTGACCTACTATCGGGCAGAAACCAAACGGCTTGCCCTAACGAGCATCTATCATTTATGATATAGTAGTTAAAAAAAAGATTCAAGTTATTATATAAATATTTTTATTATTTATTTGCGGAATTTATTTATAATACTTAATGGGTCTGCTTTATACCTTTCCATATTCATATATACAAAATATAAAAAGAAATATTTACAGATAACCAGTAAAACAACCTCAAAATAAACCCCTATAGGTTTATGTTCACAAGACAAAAATAATTAACCTTTCATAAAGAAAGCAAGGGAAGTAAAGCCTTGCGAGTATTATTGAATAAATTAGGTAAATATTTCGGTGTTAACAGGCAAACAGTATGAATATTCAAAAATGGACGATTAACAAAATTTAAATTGCGAAATTATTTCCGATAGATCAAACCTCCGTTTATTTTAGGCGGTTTTGGGGTGGGGATTGAAAATCAGCCGAATATTCCAGATTATGCAAATATGCAATCGACAAACAGATTATCCAGTAATGGTACATGGATAAACGATCAAGGTGACGGGTTTGTTTTTATATCAGTAAGACTAGGCATTCATGGCGGAAATGATTATGCAAAAATTAATGATACTATAGTTATTTCAGGCGGGATTGGAAACGCATCAGGATCGGCATCAGGAAGGATAACTATGGTTTTTAGTGTTAGAAATGGTGATAAAATTGAGCTAATTAACTCCTCAACAGAAGGTAATATAGGCGTTTGGTTCATACCCCCACTACATACAGGCAGACAAAACAGTGTTTTACCTATGCAATGTTGGCGGCGCGTTAGCTGACGCGTCTCCAGAGTTGAGTACTTATAGTATAAGGAGAATTTTCTCTTCCGGTTGGAACCACAAGGGATGAATCAATATTTAAAAACATTCGTTTTCCTATATTACCGCCACTATATGGAGTGCTGCCTCCACCGTCTTCCATATTTAAAGCGCCACTATTAATCAATTCTCCGGTTGATACTATTTGACCAGTTGAACCATGGATTTTTCTACTTTCATCCCTACCAAAACCGCCTGAAATAAACGGAGGTCTATTTCCGCCAGCGTATGAGGGGAATGTACCGGCTGGAGTCAAGATGCCTATCACTCGCATATTTGTATAAGTTACACCATCGATTACAACACTTGCAACTTGCGCTCCTATTGCTAAATCCGATGCTGTCCATGATGATTGTACTGCACGTCTTGCTGCGCGGCGGATTGTATAGCCATGCGTTTTATAAATATCGTCCCAATCTATTGGATTCATTTCAAGCGGATTTTGTGAGGATACAGCTTTGTTTGATCTTAATATTCTCCTTGTGCCGGACGTTGACGATCCGTTAACCATTGTTCCAACTGAATTAATTTCTCCGGGTGTCCATACTCGCCATTGATTCGCTGATATGGTTGAAGCAGATGTCCAGTATGTTGGGACTGATGAGAATAAAGATGTGTACTGTGCTTCTGTAATAAGTTCGTAAATTTCTGCGCGTTTATTCCATATTTCCCATGTACCCGGAAAACCTGCTTCTGATGGTGTTAGGTCATTTGGCTTTTGTTCATAACGCCAACCTATAGGGTAATCTAACGCAGCCACCGAGATCCTTGGCGCATCATCTGTACCGCCTGTGTGCTTATGCCCTGAAGAAGCATTCAATTTATTATTATGCCAAGTAATACCTTGCCATATCTTTTGTAGAATAGCTTTAAAAGTTTCAGGTGTCGTTGAAAATGTTGCCTTTGTACTCGTTGTATTTGCAGCTATGTTTTCGATTTTTTCACAGGTAACATTTAGATCTTTAATTCCATTCGTTGTTATTTTCTGTGCATCGTTATTTTCGCCTGCGTGATTATGCTTTGTGAAATTGTTAAACAATGCTTGAATATTATAAATAATATTTTGAAATATTTTTGTTGTTGGATGGTCTCCCTGTTCAAGTATATCTTCAGTTTGTAATGGTGTAAAAACATGAACATTAGACGGAGATATTGTACTTTCGATAAACTCTAAATCCGTTGTACCTATCGAACACGATTCCCCATCTTTTAGAATATATATTTTTTTTGCATTTACATTTCCATTTTTTATCAGGATAAATTTGTTAGTAAGCGCTTTTGGTGTTGTATTAGTATATCCTGTATATCGCAACCAAGAATCAGATTTTACTTCCCATAATCCATTTTCTTTTTTATTCGTCTGATCTTTCAATAATATCAATTGCCCTACAGTACAGACTATGCCGTCAATAACCATTTCACCGCCGTTTGTGATATTTATATTCTCTGTTGATGTTGCCACCGGAAAATCATCAATGTACGAAAACCGTCCAAGTACATTATTCACATAGGGAAAAGCAGCATTGAGTGTCATTGATATAGCCTCAATAAGCGTAGTTACTGATATTTGAGACGTAAAGCTTTCGCCTCTTATAATTATTGACTTACCTGTCGGCATATTTTTTCCGCTTACGTCTTTTTCCTCGATTCCGAATTTTATTTGCGCGGCTTCAATCGCGTTGTTTTTATGCGTTCCGTCTTCATTGTGTCCATGAAGGAATTTTGCGATTATTTCTGAAAGATAACCGGGATTGAATGTTCTTGATTTTTCAATAGTCCATGCGGTATTTTCCTGACTGTGCGCCCTTGCCGTTATATTGTTGATATGATCACTGGTTATGCTTACAGTTCCGGCAGGAATAAATATTTCGGCAAGTTTTACCCAACCGTTATCAACAAGCGGAGCGGTTACGGAGCCGTCCGCGCCCTTTTTAACCATGATTTCAAGTTCGATGTGTTTCTTTGTCGGGATATTTTCTGTCGATAATACGCCTGTTTCTGGATCTTTGAATTTCCGCAGTTGATAATCGCTTAATTTTTCAATTCCGCGAATCTGCACGGTATCATACCGATCCATTATTGCATGAGCGGCTTCTAATGAAGTCGGCTGCGGAGTTGTATCAGTATCAATGACATCAATTCCGCTCGCTTTACAGTGTCCGTAAATTGGAGCAATGATAAAGTTCATACCACCCGAAGGGTAAGGCAAAACACTACCGCCGATAACATAGTCCGTATTTTCTCCAGTCAATATCGCCCGGAGTGCTACCGCAATGTTATTTATTGATTGATCGTTGGCAAAGGAAAAATCCACTGCTTTAGCGATCTCGTTTGCGACCAATGCCGCTGTTGATAAATTAGGCATATTAAGCCTCCTATTAGTCTAACTCTTTGGTTAATATCTCAATGTAGTATATGATTCCGCCAGCACCTACCATTTCGAGTAACTCTGTATATATTTCTTTCGCTTTTTCAATGCTGCCTTCAATTCCGAAAATATGTGATTGTTCAATGTATGACATTTTTTGATAGTCTACCATCTCACCTTCTTTGTCATCGTTCCTTAACTCAAGTGGTGTTTTTTCGTTCAAATGAAAATCGTTTGTGCCGGGAGCGAAGCCCAGTGTGTCCTCGGTATAAATACCGCCGAAGACCACCAATAATGTGAATGTCGAATAAGCCTCTTTCAAAAATAAGCGCACGTAATCAAGGAAAGCAGACTGATTGCGCAAACCAATAAATGTAATAGTAACACTTGAAACTTCGTTATCTGTAATAAAGAAAATGTTTTTAGCATCCCAAATATCAGAACTGTATTCCGTTCTTTTTATCTCTGTTGACCAACTGCCGAATTCTCCGTTTTGTTTATTCCAGTAACGCCCTTTATTATCTTTTATTTCTACTTCTATTTTTCCTTCTACGAAAAAATGTAGAAAATAAGTTGAATCTTGATTAACTTCTACGGTTTGTTTGCACGTTCCACTGTCAGCAAATTTTATACCTGTAGACTCACAAAATCGGGCTTCTTCGTCATAAGAGCATCCGTCAAGTTCCCATGCGTTACGCGCCTCAAAATCGCCGTCTTTAAGCAGGTTTTCATTTATTGGGTTTGTGTTATTTACGATATAAATATATTTTGTATTAAAATACTTTTGAAATATTTTGCGTATATTCCAAACATCACCCCATATTGTATCACCATCTCTGTAAAATAATAATTCATTCCGACGTTTTAACGACTCGTCACTTTCACCATACGTTCGTTCTAAAAAAGAAAAGAAAGACAATGTTTTTTCAAGCTGCTCGCCTGTCTGATTATAAACATCTGAATTGTTACACCACGCATCACGGACTTTCTCAACGTCATTTAATATTTGTTCAATCGTTCCGTCTCCTTTTGGGTTTGCAATAAAAGCTTTGAAAATTTTACCGTCTTTGTTTACAAAAGTAGAAAATGAACTGCGAAGAGCGTCTCCTATGGTATATGTATTATCCATTTGCCGTCTCTCTTATTTCGATCTTTGCGCTTCCGAAGCGTAAAATCTGGTCACTGCCGATGTCGATATTTTCGGAAGGAGAATTTACATTGACATCTCTTGTAAATGGGAGCGATCTTATCCGTGCGATAATATCTGATTTAATAAAGCTCTTGCCGATTTTCAATGAGTTGACATATCCGGTTATTACTTTTTTTACCTCTTCTTCAGCACCAATAATATCAACTTTGTATACATCAACAACAACATCAAAATTGACAGGCACAGTTTGCGGCGGTAACACGCGCACATTGACACCGGGTGCTAAATGTCCTTGATTTAATGCCGTACCGTCCCCTTCGATTGCCAACATTACGGCGGCGATTGTTTCTTCGCTTGCGCTACCGGAGCCGTCATCAACGTATACCGACATATTATATATATTTTTTAATGGCGGTTTATGATTTTTCGCGCTTACGGATCTCACACAATCCAATCCGAGAGCAGCGTCAATAATTGCATAAATATTTGTGCCTGAAAGTCCGTTTTGAAAAATCTTAAATCTCTCATGTAATTCTGTATCGGTTTCAATATCCGTTCCGCCGGTTATCGCTATATCGTTTGTAACTTCTATAACATCACTTGGAAGTGCTGTTATGATTGTGTCGATGACACCCGAAGGCAGATTGTAAGACGCGCCAATTTCAGCGGCAAGAATCTTTATCGGGTTTGAATGTTTTTGCCCTGCCTCGATGTAACCTGTTTCTGTTGTGATGTATTCTTTACCTGCGCCTCCGCTTCTTGAACCGCTTGTAATTATCGATCTGACCGGCAGTTCCTTAGCTCTTGAAAACACCGCTGTTCCTGCTGCCTTCGTTCCTTGTTTCCGTTTAAACTTATAAATTGAATAAGGTACAAGGGCTAAATTTTCATTATATCCCTGCCGAATTGCGACATATTGACGTTCCGCTATTCGTGAAACAGAATCCAGTAAGGTGTGTGCTATAGAGCCATCGTTAAAGTCTGTAATTTTATCCTGAAGCGCAATCGTATTCGCTGTAGCCTGTTGCATTATATCTTCATAACGTCTTATTTCTACCATTATATTTCTCCTTGATATGTGTTTTTATTTCCATTGATGTCTGTGTAATAAACCATTACAAAAAGAGCATCTCCACGCCCCTCAAAAGTTATTTCCTCAATTTCGTCAACGCGCGGATCTGCTTCAAATGTTCTTTCGATTGAGCCTAACAAATAACTGTCAACGGCAAGCGGATCGCCGATAGCTGCTCTAATGCCATAAACTCCCACGCGAATTCTTTTCTCTACGGCTGTTGAGAGTCTATTGTTCATTGCCTGATTTAAATTTTTTACCCCTGATACAACCGCAAAATCGCCTCCACTTACTGCAAAATCGCCGTCATCGTCTATCGCCATATCCCTACCGTAGTTGTCATGCATCTGCGGTGACGCATATATTCGATTTCTTAAATTTTGCTCTTGTCTTGTAAGAATTGGTATTTTGATTTCTGTCCCCGCCGGTACATTATGCTCAAATTGAATTTTATTATAATATGATATAATGGGACCAAGATCGGGATTGCCGTAATTATCCTGCGCTAATTTATCAAAAGTTGTGGTAGCGGTCATTGTAAACGGCTTTGAATCATAAACGTAGGCTACGGCATCATTTCCATTACGATCTACATAAATTACACATTCAATATTTGTCTGTTTTTCTTTCGCAAATGCCATTATCCTGCACGCTTGATCTTTTAAGCGATTCATTAAGTCGGTTTTAATGTCATTTTTATCGTTTTCGGTTTGTAACATTCTAACCTCCATACCAATTTGCATACAAGATAATATCTTCAATTACAGGATCAGAAAAATTATATTCTACAAACTTTTCTGTTGTTACCTCTTCCGTTTCACCGGTTTCTTCGTTCTTAACTTCATTCTTTTCTTCGACACGAAGACACCATCGGATAAATAGACACCCTTCTTTTGTAGGATTGATAGGGCAAACCGCTTTTTTCAAATATTGAATATTTTGTGTCGGAACTTCCGAGCCGCCGTTACTTTGAAAAGTAATAGAATAAACATTGATATTCCATGAAGCATATATTGTAATCGGAGTATTTACCTGCGTTGTATCAAAAAAGAATTCATTTGCAAGAGCGGCATCTCTACACCATCGAACAAAATCATGTCCTTCTTTTGTAGGATTATCCGGCTTTCTTACGTTTTGTCCAATTGCTAAAGTCTGTGTCGGTACTTCCGAGCCGCCGTTACTTTGAAAAGTTACAACATTTGATACCTGCGTCCATTTTGCATATAATGTTGTATGTTTTTTAACCGTAGAATTAAAATCGTATTCATCATCCAGAGTAGGATCGCTACACCAACATACAAATAAATAATGTTCTCTTTTTGGTATCAACGGAGCGACAGCTAAATCACCAACATCAATTAATTGGACAGGAACAGGAGAACCTCCGTTGCTCCTGAAAGTAATGATATAAAATGAATTATAATCACTTTTTATCATACTCATTTCTTTTGGAGCATCACCTAAGCTCGTGAATTTATTAACTGAAGTAATTAAATATTTAGCAGAATTATATATATTTGATTGGCTGTCAATAGAGAATATTCTTAATGAAGAATCAAGAAGTCCTGCGGCAGCATTAATTGCCGCTGCTGGATTTGACCAATCTACTTTTTTCGCTTCATCAATTTTATTAATAAAATTTCCTAATGATGGGCTAATAAATCCTACAGAAGTTTTAATTGCCACTGCTGGATCTGACCAATCTAAACTTTTCAATCTGTCAACTTCTTCTTTTACTTTCACAGCTGCTTCGGCAATTAAAGCGATGCCTTTCGCGGCTAATTCAACATATTCCATGACCATACTTATACAGTCAAGAACCTTTTGAACTCCGTTTATAAAATCATTAAATCCTTCACCAAAAAGTGTCTTTGAGGTATCTTTTTTATCATCAAAACCTATCATTTCGAGTGTATAATTAAATGTAAATGGTTTATCTTTTGCCCTTCTGATTTTAAGTGATTTTATCGCTATTCGCCAATAATTTTTTGACGGCGCTCCGCCGCCTGCGTTTGCGATTAATTGAAGTGTACTCATTTTCGACAGATCATATAGGTATACTTTTTTTATAGGAACCCTTTCAATTTCTCCGTATTTTTTCAACACATCTCGCAAATGGAATATTTCTTTTTCGCCGGTTAAAAATTTTGGTATTCTAAGCCCTCTGTAAATTAATTTCTTTTCTTCATTTACAGTACTGCCGGAAAGTGTTATTTTTATTGTGTCGTTTCCGTAATCATCAAAAGCACTCCCGCCGAAAGTCTTTGTTTCAGTCACACGTTGATCAAAATCGAATGATTCGGATTCGGGCGGAACAGCAAATGTAAACACCTCTTTCGGCACATCATTTTCAAGGAATTCAAGCATATAAGCTTTACGAAACAGACTAAGGTTCATTATACCCATTAATTACTCACCGCCTTTGTCTGCCCGGGATCATCTATTTCACACGAAATAGTCCCCGCTATAGTTAAACCACTAGCGGCATTTGAAAACGACCATGGTACATCTGTACTATTGTCACCCTTGCATATGATTAATTGCCCGTCTGCTTTACTCTTTTGTGCGGCAGGAGAAATAACAAGCGTAATAGGTAATGTTGGCGGAGTATCAAAACCGGACGGGGGAGTTAAAACATAACTACACGATAATTGACCTCGATAGACATACTTTCCTTCCGCTTTACTTTTTGTTGACGGCGGAGTTACTATCTGTTTTGAGACTACATCAGGCGCAGGAGCAGGCGGCGTGAATGTTTCTTTTAATGTTGCTCCCTGCACAGCTATTTCTTTCATTTTGATACCTCAAAATTTCCATTAATAGTGGTCTTGCTGTCTGTATGTTCAATCTTATTTCCATTAGCATCAATTTCCCATTTTTTACCATCTGTTTTAAAAGAACATTTATCAATTACGAATTCAAGCGTATTTTTTTCTATTGAGTAAGTATTCTCACACAATGTTAATTTAATTTTTTCTTCATTTTCCTGATCTATTTCGATTTTAATTGTTGGCTCTTCTTCTTTGTTTTGAATAACAACAGTACCTGTTCTATTGTCCTCGGTGCGAATCCAGCCGGCATTTGTCACTAATTTTCGTGTTTCCGCCGCGTCTTCGCCCTCCTCTTTAAATGCCGCGTGTTCCGCTACGTCATAAGCAAAAGCAGAACATAAAACAATCGCGCTATTCAATTCTCCTGTAGGCATAAGGCAGAGTACAAAAGTGTCAATCGGCGGCAATCTCCGTTGTCCTGATAAAAAGCCTTTGTTATTATTTACCGTCACCCATTCAAGGCTTGCAACACGAACACCGGAAATAATCCTTCCATTATCCATGCGTACATGAACGCTATTATCTTCGGGGTGTACTTCAGTTACCATACCATAAAAAGCAAATATCTGTTCGTTATAACTCCCAGTTGGTAAGTGTTGGTGACCGGGAAGTGATTTTTTTATCTGTATATTAACTGGCATTTATTGCCTCTCTTGCAGCAGCGCCAATTTTGGTTAATACTTCATTGGGTATCTTTTTAAATTCTTGATAACGCTTCGTTATATTTCTAAATTGAGAGAAATTACCTGATCTATCATAAATACCGCCGCGGGAGACAGTGATCTTTGTTTCAGGCGATCCGTTGTAATTCCAACTATGTTCCGAATCTACTACATAAAATTCACCGCCTAAAAATCCAACTATCTCGCCCGGCTGCGGCATATATTTTGTCATGTCTGTTTCCATTGTTATTGTGCCACTGTACATTTCTTCCATTTTGCCGAACCAGTTTTTAAGGCGTTTATTTAAATTTTGTCTCCTTTCGTTTGTATCAGGATCTTGTTTTCCTTCTACTTTGCCGTAACCATTAAAAGTTACCAACAAAGGACGATAACCATATTTTTGAAATTTTTCACTGTCTTTTTCTACACCGGGCAAATCACCTGCTGTTTGCGTAGCAATTTTAAATGCCTTATCTTCATCTAATGCGTATCCTCTTATATATGAAAAAAATACGGTATATACTTCATTATCATTTTGTTTTACGTCAAAAGATTTTACAAGCTTCGGATCGATTTTTGTATATTTCATTTTTTCAGAATCGCGCCATATATTCGCGTCAAAAGGCACTTCTCTTATTTTTAATCTCATTTTCCCGTCTTTTATATCTGTAAATGGGAATATTTCATAAACAGGTTCAGAAACAATGTTTGCAATAATGTCATAGAATGTTTGAGTTGACTGTCCGCTGAATATACTGCCGAGGGGATAATGGAATTTAAATGTTGTATCTATATCAAATATTTCATCAGCGTCACCTATCCACTTTTTCAAATATTCTTCTATTTTAAGAGTTGAAGACTTGCCGTATTCTTTGCTAATTTCTACAAAGCTATCCCATATTTTTTTTACAACAAAAGCTATATCTAAGGGTTCCATATTTTTTTGTATAAATCTTTGTGTAAATTCTTTCTCAACTTTATCATTATTCGCTAATTCGCTTGTGAGTAATGTAACTTGCGTATCGAGATTTATTTTAAATTCATTAATAAGCCCTACTATGGAATGACCTGAAACATATATTTTTCTATTCACTCCTCCTTCAGTCTTCTGTGCTGCATATTTTTTTTCTCGAATAACACCTGTAAATATTGGTATTACTTTTTCTGTAAATTCTATATCCGCATCCACTTTTTGATTGAAATGATTTTTTGATTCGTATATTTCTACAATGTCCATTATTTCTATTTGATCAAAAATTGCCTCTTTGCCGATAGCTAAGTTGTCATCATCAGGATAAAATGTTAACGTGAACTTTCCTTTTTGTTCGTTTATAGACGTACCGAAAGTGTATGACTGTAATACTGATTTTTTAGCGGTATCAAATTCTATATATGGTTTATCTTTATCCGGTTTATATATTTTAATTTCAGGGCGCGGAGACTGATATAAAACTACGTGATTACCCATTTTTACTATTCTTCTCCATTTGTTTTTTCGCATAAGCGATAATGGCTTCTTTTGGTATATTGCTTCTCCCTATTGGTTTTACTTCACACTCGACCATTGATTGTTCTATTTCGTCATAACAAAAAAACCTATTATCTACTATTACGCAGTCTTCCAATGTCTTAATAAAATCCGGCATACTTCCTTCCTTAACTTTATTTTTCCTCAAAAAACTTTTTAGCCTGTTCTTTTCGCACTGGTTTTTCAGTAGGTATTACTTCACAAATAACCAGCTTGCCTTCAATTTCGTCCCAACAAAATAATTGCCCGTCAATAATTTTGCAATCTTCTATGTGTTTGATAAAATCCGGCATAATTCCCTCCGAAAATAAAAAAGGCAGCCGGACATACAAGAAAACGCTCAAAATTGAGGCTTTCTCATACTTCCGGCTGCCCTATATGGTGCATACCGATCCCCGAAAAGGGGCTTTTAAACCATATTATAACACTGATTTCTTATTGTCAACTGTTCTATTGAAGCTATTTCTTAGGCTGTTTAGGTGACGGCGGCGGTGTCGGTTTTTGAGGAGGAGGCGCAGAGGGTCGCGGCGGCTTGGGATCGCCTCCTTTTTTAACATAATCAGAATCCGAAGCTAAAAGATGTTTGCCCCTATGAATAGAAATAGACATACCGAACCACCTATAAATAAAAGAATTTGAAGATACCCCATGACAATATTAACATCAAATAGTACGCTCCTATTCTTATATTCGGGTTCTTTGCCATCGTACTTTAGGATAAGGGCTTCCCTTTCCTCCTCTGCCGCTAACGTATTCCTTATAGAACTTATTATAAAGCCTATAAAACCAAACGCAAGAACGCATAAAAAACATGACCATCCCCCGATAAGGAAGCCAGCCAAGACAGCGCCTTTTATCTCTACAATTTTATCAATAAACGCAAATGACACGCCGAACGAACCGGCGGCAACTGTCATAATCCATGTATCAAGCTTTTCAATATTCCTGCTTTGCCTCTCATTGCACATTTTTATATAATCATTGCTTGCTTCATATAGTTTCCAATTCCGCTCTTCATTTTCCTTACACTCGGCAAGGTCTTTTTCATATTTCTCCTGTTCTGTCATTGATTCTCTCCTTTTCTATTGACTTTTCCTTTATAATAAATTATACTTCGGTGTAGGTGCAAACCTTACGAGCCGTGCAATAGAGGGGCATTAAATCGGTTTTTCCGAACTGGTGCCAAAACCTGAGCGCGGCTCAATTTTTTTCATTACTCCTTGACTTCCATAATATCTCGTAGTAAATTTAAATATATGGCGATACCTCGCTGCGGGCGAGCCGTTAAATCGGTGCCGAGCGTCTGGAAGGGTATCGCCGTATTTTTTAAATCATCAATTTTAGAAAAAATTGGGCTTGCAAAGACATTGATTTTCTCCCTCTTTCAGTATACAATTTAATTATGAGAAAAGCGATAGCCTTGGTTGTTTTAATATTAGCCGCGTCCGCTGTGTTCGGGCAGGAAATAAGCCAGAGCGATCTTTATGGAATGTGGGAATATGAAGATTACGAAGATTTTCCAAGTTGCTATTTTATAAATGCTACAACTCTTACCTTTATAACTAATTTTGATTATAAACAATGGTCAGATAATATACTATCATGGCGACTATTTATTAATGAAAATGTTGATACCAAATTTGATTATCCATACGGCTTTGATATTGTAGTAAGATCAACATTTGATCAATTTATATTTATACGCACTTACTTAGTTCATCGCGATAAAAGAAAAATGTTTTGGACATCTTTACCTGATGTAATTTACATCAAAAAATAATTATGAAGGTATTTCTACATTAACAACTATTTTCATCTCTCTAAATGTATCTATTATATTCTGTAGCAATCTATGTACTTCGGTATCAGGAGTCATTTCGATTCCTTTATTTATGGCATCTCTATCATTCGCTAACGCTCTCTGTTCAGGTGTTAATTCCTTTAAATAATTAAGAACGTCTATAAATGATTTTTGTTTTTCTGGATTATCAAAACTATCTCTAAGACCAATAAGCCGGTCGTGTGCCTCTTTATCACCTTCATTATCAAGATCAAAATACCCCCGACTTTGATGTCTCCCAGTATTTCTTCCTACAAACATAAGACGATCCTGTGGGCTTCCTCTCGTCATAGCTATGGCATCCTTTAATGCCTTTGCATCTTCACGCACAGATTCCGGCAGTTTCTCATAATCAGTAAGCGAAATCTCGTCAAGATTAGGTAAACTATAATCTTTCTCTCCTTTCAAATGTGCTAAAATCGCCGCAACATCACTTTGAGTTTTTTCCAGCACTTTCAGTTCCTTCGCAAATTCCATACTGCCGATGCTTGCAAGGGTAACATTTATTCTGTTTAAAGAATCTTGGAGTAATTGCGAATCTGATTGCATACGTGGATCTTTTGTAAATCTTTTTATGTCTTCTTCAAATTGTTTCGCGTTAAAATTAAAACTTGTAGTACCGTCTTCATTTTTGACCATTGAATTTTTATACATTGACCATACTTCGGTCGCGCCGTGATAATTAAGCCCGAACATAGTTTTAAACCGCTCAATTATTCCGGCTGTGTTATTGCCTTCAAGCTTGTTAATGGCTTCAAATTGTCCTTTTAATAAGTTCGCCGATACTCCATGTTCGAGCAATAACTGTTCGTCTACATAAGTACCTGTATAAAGTTTTGGGTCTTTCCCTGCGGCGATAAATTTTTTCTCTCTCTCGTTTTCTTCAGTCTCCGGATCATCTATCCCTAATATTTCACGTGCAACTGAAAAACTTATAACATCCTCAACGCTTTGCAAATTGGTAGCGTTAGCAATCGCGCTGTTCATTTGGCTTAACCGCTGCGCTCCCTGTTCGCCCTGCCATAATTTTGAACCGCCCGACAATTTGTAAAGCATCGTCATGTTACCGGCGATCTCTTCGGAACTTCTCACAAACCCCTTGGCGATCCCCTCTTCCATAATTCTGCCCATAGAAGTAAGGAATTCAGAAAACTGTCCCTTCCCCATATTCGATGCCATGAGTCCGCCGTAGGCTGTCGATGTTGCGTTTGTTTCTCCGCCGTAACGATAAGCCGTCCCCGCGTATTTTTGAATTGCGGAAAGATCCGTTCCTGTAAACCTCGACCATAAGGCTTGTGTTTGCGCCATGTTACGCGCTTGCGTTTCGGTTATGTTTCCGAATTTCCCCGCCTCTTTCATCGCATCGATAAAATCCTGCGTTGACAGTCCTGTTCCTGACGCGGCTTCTGACGCTTTCGAATACATTGAAAGACCGTAACGGTTGTTTTCTTCGGCTGATTTCCTGTCAACCGCTCCGCCGAAAAGCTGGTTAAGTGTATCAATATGCGGTAAGACGTTTTTATACTGCTGCGATCCTGCGGCGGTTATCTCGGCTTGTCTCGCATCATAACCGAAAGCGTGTTTTAACAACGGGTTTAAAACGCTCATAGCGGCGGCGGCTAATTGCGGACTTTTGAATACAACGCCCAAAATTGCGGACAGACCCGTTCCAACTACATCACCTGCTAACTCACCCTTCGCTCTTGTTTCGGATATATGAGCGCCCATATAATCACCGCTTAACTTTTGCACTTTTGCGGAATGAAAAGCCTCCGCCGTTTTTACAATGCTTTGGGATAATTGGCTTAAAGCGGATTGAAACATAATGAAAGCACCGTTCTGCATTATAGCGTTTGCCATATTTTGCTGCGCTTGCGGGTTTTGTTGTTTGACCTGATTCATTATTTGCCCGCGGGCGGACGTAGCATTATTCATTGCCTGTGTAAGTTGGGCAACAGCTCTCCAATCCCCCGCGTTTGTAGCTTGTACTATTTTATTATTTAAATCCGCTATGGTATTCGACAGATCATTAACTTGGCTTTTTCCCTGTGAGACATCTACATTAAACTTGATACCAATATTACTTTGAGCCATTTAAATCCATCCCCGCGACATCTTCATCGGAATACCCCAGCCGCTTCATAATGTCCTCGCTTGGTCCCGACTCATTATCTGCCCGTAATTTTAAAAATCCGTGCAATACAGAATCTTCTGTGAAGGTGTTTGCAAAATTAAATATTATCTCCAGCAGATTCGGATCCACCTCGCTTAACGGTTCCGCCAACTCCCGAAAATAGACCACCGCCCACATCTTTGGAAACACCATCGGATATTTCTTCAGCAGTTTTGTTATTGGCATTTCGCTCAATTCCTCTAAGTTTTGTCTGCACGTTCTGACGAAAGGACAGAGCCTTAGCATACACTTCGTCTACGAAGTGAGCGTCAGGCATATTCCTCCATGAAAAATTAGCGTCTTTTTTGGCTTGGTTAAACCACGCGGGACCGCTGTCAACAACTACATCAAGGGTAGCGACTTTTTGAATTTCGTAATCCCCTGAAACATCAAAATTCCCTGCCGATATGCCGTTTCTCATAATTGCGGCTAACCTTCCAATTGCGATCAAATCGTTCTGTTTCGGGAATTTAATAACAAAATTGCCTCTTGAAGTAGAGACAGTTTCTTTAACCGTTTTTCCGTTTAGTAAAGCAAAAAACAGATCGCCTTCTTTTTGATCCGCTTCCGATATGCCTTCTTTTTCCTGCTGTTTGATTTCTTCTGTAATTTCCATAAAATTACTCCTTAAAAAAATTAACCTTGCGCCGAAAGACGCAAGGCGTTTGATTATACTTCTGATTTATAATCTGTTCCGTTTTCGTAACCGATGGCTTCCATTGTACAGTCAGCGGTTACATATCCCTTGCCGCTTATGGAATCGCCGTAAGATGTCGGTATCGCCCAGTTGACATATCCAATGATACATTTATGTTTATCATCGTATAAATCAAGATAGGGAAGTTTTGTAGCGACTTTCTTCTCAATGAGATTTGCGTCATTGGGGTTGAAAGATTTTAAGTGAACCACACCGCCGCCTCTTGCCGATTCAACACCGACTTCGCAGAGGCTTTTTGAAGGAACGAATCCGCGAAGGGTTATCGTTACCGATATTCCTGTCGGGTCAAGCGCAACCGGCAAAATCTCACCGATAACTTCCGCCCTCTGAATGTTGATCTGTTTTCTGATTGTAGCTTCGCTTACAAACCCTACTTCGGTAGGATTGCTTCCGCTTTCATCATCAACGTCAACCCGAACAATACAGTTTATACCCTGTGCTAATAAATCGCCCTGAATGTTATATCCTGCCATAAACCGCCTCCTTATTCAGCATCCGCAGAGCGGTAAATTTCGTTATTCGCCGTTCCGAAAATAAAGTTATTCGGAGTTCGGAGATACCTTGAATATTCGAGGAAGGTAGCATCGCCGTCAAACCGAACCTTGATACCAAATACCAATTCGCCGCTGTCTGACTTTGTTATCATTCCCATTCGATACCAAATTTTCGCGCGCTTCTTCAGAATGTCGATTACGTCTGATTCCGAAGGTTCGTCATTTGTTCCAATCCGGCGATTGTACGCTTTTCTGAAATCCCGATCCATGTAAAGGGCTTCCCTCATGCACGATCTTTCATTGGAAGCGAGATTGTCAGCTTGGTAGGTTGTCATTGCGCGAATAACAACCAAATACCCATCATCGTTTATGCCGAAAGGCATAATTCCACCGGCGATCAGTTTTTCCATTTCGGTATCGGTGTATTTTTCAACAATGGCGCTTACATTAACTTGTTTGTTGGTCAGCGGATTGGCGATTCCCATTGCGCCTTCCATGCCGGCGGTAGCACAAGCGAACATAGCGGGAGAGATTATTTCTTTCGCGCCGGTAAGCGGATTGCTTTTAATTGCGCTGTTTATAACAAGGCTTCCCAAGTCTGAATTGAAATCCGCTGCGAGAGCGAGACCGTCCTCAATAGATGTGCCTTCGGGCGCTCCCAAGAAATACTGGCGTTCTCTTTTCTTCGGTGTCCCGCTCATTAAAACACAATGATTTACAATGAGTGTGTGGACTGTCGAATCATCGGAAGGTGTAGAGATAGATTGCACATTTTCTTTTTCAAGCAGTTCAAGGGCGGCAACCCAGTCACTTATTGTGTAAGTACCTGCCGTTGCGCCTTCAAGATATACAAACCCGTCTGTATTTTCCGGTACTACTCGGACTGCTTTTGCCTTAACTTCAATTTCGCCGATATATAAACCGGCTTTTAACTGTAAGGCTTTGATAAACGCGGCGAGATTACTGTAGAGCGTTGCTGCTGTTCCTTTTACCGACATTTTCTGTACGGTGTCAAGATCGGCTGTTTTTGCGTTAGTTGCAACATCGAGAATGGCGGCGGAATAAAGACCGGAATCATTTATTCTGGCTGCCAAGTCTTCTAATGTTTCGCACTCTTCCCATGTAACGGCAAGATCAATTTTATCCGATGTTAATGTCATGCCTTTATCTGTAATGCTTATATCTGCGCTGTTTCCGCTGCCGGTATACAAAACGGATATTGATTTTTTTACAATATCATCAATCGTGATCTCATTGCCTTTGTAAGAGATCAAAACTTTTTTTGAATTTTCGGCATCGCCGTCTTTTACCCAAAGTTTAATTTGGTTTGTGTGAACGCCGTAATCGCGGCTTCTGACGGTAATTATCTCTTCGTTTCCGCTTTTCAGCGTAAGAGATGCTCTTGTGCCGTTGTTTACCCTGAAAGCAAAAACCTTCTGCGGCACAAAGTCTTTTGAACCTGTAAAAGCGTGCGCGACACCCTCAAGCAGGTTTCCGCCGACAAGAGCGTTTCTGGCTTCGGAAATGTCGGTTAACGGTATCAAAGTTCTCGGCTTTCCGCCGGTTGACTGCCCCAAAATTACCAAATTCTGCGAAGGCGATCCTGCTCCGCTTGCTACGTTATTTCGCCGTGTATATACGCCGGGCTTCAGGTGTTCTGTTCTTTTTCCGGCAGTTTCAAATACAACTGGACTTACTCCCATAGTAACCCTCCTAACTTACCTTTTGATTCAGCAGTTTGTTTACAATCTGCTGCCATTCCGCCAAAGTATGCGCTTCCATTGCTTTTGTTTTTTTCAGCATGGCTTCTACATATTTGTTGGGCTTAGATGACTGGATAAAAGCAACAAGCCCGAATTTTTTATCCGGATCGAGCTTCGTCTTTTTATCGCCGCTGCCGTCCCCTGAATTATTGACTTGGGTGTCGGCTCCTTGTCTGTCCTGTTCTACCGGCGGTGAATCTTCTTCTTTTAAATCAAATTCATCACTGTTTGAGTCTTTAGGCTTCGACATGGATTATTACCTCCTTAACTATGTCCTTGCTTGGACTGTCTATCGCTGTATCTAATACAATCTGTTCGACTGCGTAGGTCACATCAAAATTTATACTTCCGCCGGTAAGTGTTTGATCAAATTGATCATTGTACGCGCCTGACGGCTGACCGATGATTGTGTCATCATCAATTTTTATGTCATGGACTTGATATTTTTCTGCGGTTAAAATATGGCGGAGATTTCCAACGGTAAATAGCAGTAATTGTTTGTAAATTTCGTTTTTTAATTGCGTGTTGTCAGTCCATATATCAAGAGATATTTTATCCCTGCGGTATGCGCGTATAACAAACCCTATTATTTCTCCTTTTTTTGTTATGTGCTCTTTTATTGTTTGCAAAACTTCAGGCGCGACTACGGTACAAAGTCCCGGTATATTGCGCTCTTTCTCTTTGCCGTCTTTGATAATTTTTTCTTTTACATTAACAATTTGATCAATATCGCTCTGTTTAAGTTTAATTCCTTGAACCTGTGGACGCAGCGTATCAAGATCGGGCGGTTTGCCGTCATCATAAGTAGAGACTACGACAGCCGGAAATAAATCCGCAGCGTTAAGCGTTTGCGATGTTTTGAATATTTGAGCGAAGGGGTGATCTAGAGTGGCTTTTATGTGATAATTTTCATTGTAGAGATTATCAAATTTAAGAGTATCGAAATAATCATTAACGACAGAGACGATTGCCTGTTCGAGTATGATTGCCCGATTAAGATAGCAAACCACAAAAAACCCCCAAAACGAAAAAAGGACAGCGGAATCCCGGCGCAAAGTCCGTAATTCCTGCTGCCCTTTTCGGTGCAAACAGTTTGCTTATCTCAATTTCATATAATTATACCCTCTTAAAGAGAATATTGTCAACAGAACGGCTACAAGCCTAAATCTGCCATAAATCCGGCGTTTATCATTTTTTCAACCGCCGGACGTGTTGTTCTTTCAAGCGCACTTACAACATCAATAGGAGCAATTTCTTTCCTTATCCAACTGCCTTTTCGGCTATGTGCTGATATAATCCTGAAAGTAAAATAAGTAGCTGTGTTAGTTTTTGGATTATCAGGAAACCTCACAAGCCCATTTACATTGCCCTCCGCTTCTAACCGACCTCCCCATTTATATTCATCACGTTGAATCGGCTGCCCACGATAATTCTTCTCTATATGTACCGCTTGCGATCCGTCTGGGCGTGTAGACAGCCGCTGTGATATTTCCATATCGAAGGCTAAAATTGCGCTGTGCATATTTTGCGGTATTACGTTCTGGAAGTTCGCTCTCTTTCCGCCTTTATCGTTGGGAGTTCCCCACCTGAAAGGAATTATTAGGTACGGAACACCATCTTTTGAAACGCGGCTTTTTTTTCCGAACGGGTGAGTGGTTTTCATGTCAAGTTCAGGCTGCCCTTCCTGTATTCGTTTCATTTGCGGCGAATCCGTCTCGATATTCACATCGAAGGGCGCATTTTTTCTTATCTTGATTGATTGAGCATATTTAGTTGAAGGATGCTTATTTTTTTCAATACCGTCAAGCTCCCCTGCTCCAACACCCCAACCAATCCACATACCTTGAATATGTTTAGCTGATTTTCCGAAGGCGGCGTTTGCCGCAGGAAATGAGTTACCCAATCCCAATGTCGCTAATCTGTCGAGAATGTCTGAATCTACCGTTACATCAAACTTCATCATTGCTCATTAACCTTCTTTTTATCCGCATAAGTTGTATGCCATTTAAGCACCGCTTTTTTCGGCAGCCGCTGATTTTCGCTGGTTCTTAATTGCGGAACCGCTTTTGCGACTGTATAAGTGGGATTTTCTCTGTATGTGATACTGTATGTTTCTCCTACGTCCGGCGCATCTTCGCATAACCATTTAATTCTGTTTGTGCCGGTTAGAATAAAATCTACACCTTGAATAAAATCCCTGTTATTGCCCATGCAGGTAACAATTTCTTGTACAAAATAAACGCCGATTGTGTCATCTGTATTTGCAACTCTTTTTTTAACTTCCTTTTTTGTTACAGTGCCGGATAATACCGTTATTACATCGTCATCGGCGACATCACACGAATAAGGGAACGTGCAGACCGCATCCCCCTGATATTTTATCAACGCCTGTTCATCCGCTTTCGACATATTTTGATTTGCGATTGCAAACAGAAACGGCGGTATATAATCAATATCATAAGCCGTTATCGGTTCCGCTATTTCGATTGTCTCTTTTCCTTCTTCGGGTACAGGGGGCTTTATAAAAAATATATCTGTCCGTAATTCCTTCGCTTCGTATACGACATTGTTTGCGTCAATGATTTTTCCGATTTTTACAAGATCCCCGGGAGCGGTGTGATATAAACCGTCAATGCCGTTGCGGTGTGAGCGTATGCCGTTTACGCGGTAATAACCCGCGCCTAATTTTTCGCATGAAGCCTGTGACACTTTTTTTACTATATCTTTTATCATAACAGCGTAAACATAAGTGCCTTTCATAACAGGGCTGTTTAAGGATATATATTTTCCTGTTTTAACCGCGTCTTTGAATTTCACGCCCTGAAAATCATATATAAAATCAAGAGCGCAATTCTCATATTCGTCTGCTACTTCCACAATTCCGGAAACATCGGACATAACAGTCTGCGTAACCGTAACTTTCGCCTGATGACCGTACATGACACCCCTTCCGCCGCACCGCTTACATCGAGGATTCGGCTGCCCTGTTTCTTCAGTAGCGCATGGGCATTTTGTGGCGATTCTCCATCTCACGAATTGACCGTGTCTTTCGATTAATGCTTCGTAAGATTCTTTGCCAAAAGAAAGAACAACAGGTGAATTTTTTCCTAATCCTAAAGAAGCCATTATTCCCTCCTTTGACCGCTAACTTTGCTTGACATTTAGAATGTCTTGCAGTATATTTTTTATATAGGCAATGCTTTTGCTCGGCTCGCCAACAGGTTTTCCTGCGCTACCGGCTTTGATAGCATTGCCTATATTTTTAAAAAGATTATTTACAGTAAATATATCGTGAGTATAAAATTTATTATCCTGTCCTTTAACCATTCTTAACCTAACGACTAGAATTTCCTTTCTATTACCAATTTGAATAGGAGCGGCTATAAAAGTATTTTTTATTTGATTGCCGTCAAAATCATTTGAAATATCAATAACCTTTCCAAGTTTAATTACTGCGGAAATAGCGGGAAGCGCGTCTAATTTATTCTGGTATATCCGATGCTCAAAACTGGTTTTTACTCCCGCTTTATTAAATACCGCTTCTCCAATATCATGCCTTTTGACAGATATTTGCCCAATCTTATTAATCCAATCTATAGCCTTTAATTTCGCTTCTTTTTTACTTTTTGCTTTAATAAAATTTTCATTCACTCTTTTTATAGGATTGCTTAAAAGAAAATCGCGGACTTCTATTTTTTCATTGTCAGTCAGTTTTTTTTCTTTATAACTGTCAAATATTCCGCATAATTTCTTTATCCTTAAAGGGCTTTTCTCGGGTAATCCCGGCGAAATATAAACAGTCCTGTCAACCCCATTTTTATCCGGTCTTTTAACTCGAACCAGTTTAGAATAATCCTTAGCTTTTTCAACGCAAAGTACAAAATCAACCATTACAATGATCCCATAGGCAAATTTCCGAGTTTTCTCTTATTCTCGTTGACATATTTTTCCAACTCATCCTGATATACTTTAACCCTTGCGCCGAAATACGCAGAAGTAGCGCACTGCGTGGAACTGAACGATTCGCTTAATCCGTCCATTGATAAACTTGAACTTGAAAAACCCGACATAAGACCGTCCCCGATTACATTTAAGAGCGCAATGGCGGCGGACTTGCTCACCGCTTCCCTTATATCGTGCGGCACATCGGCGGCGGAATCGAATCCCGCATCATAATCTATTTCGTAAAATAAATGCTGGCTCATCGTTTCGGAGCCGTACATATTTATCGCCGTCTGTATGCCTCTCACCGTTTCCGACTGTCGGAGGGGGCGTTCTAATAATTTCAACAAACCTTTTCTTTTATCCGCGATTGTTCTCGAAGTAATATCCTTTTTTCCCACAATGCGGCTTAATTGTTCAATTCGGTGTAATTCGCAAATAGGGTGATAGCGTGTAGCGATAACTCCGTATCTCTGTATTTTCGATAATTTAAAATCGTATACGGCATCTTCAATGTCGTAATCCCTGCCTTTTACATATCCGCGCTCTTTGGGATTGCACCTAACACGCTTTTTCCTGATTGTTATATTTAATCGCCTCTCAATTTCGGCGGTTGCGTTCTCGATATAATATAGTATTTGTTCATCGGTAAATATTTGTCCGTTGGTTGCCTTAAAATCAGTCCCGAAAATCCATGTATAGCGGAGATCGTCAGGTGTGCATATCTCACCCCATTGACCGGGCGGCGGTGTGTAATTGCCGAATGACCAACCAATGGGACCGGCTTCACCGCAGCGCACAAAATTGGAATATGAATAATCGGTGTCTTTTGGCTCGTCTTTCATAACAGGAACAGACCTGTATGCGTACACGCCTGTTTCTACTCGATTGTCTAAAAAATCGCCTACGGAAACAGAGAGCGGCGTGGCTGTTTCTTCAGAGCTAAATCCTGAATCAGTCCATGGCTCCCATTTTGCGCCATGCCCTTGTTTCAACCGCTCAAAATAAAAGGGACCGATACCTGAAAGCGTTATTACAACTTTATTTTTTAATGATGCGGCGAATACCACATTGTTTCCGTCCATTTTAATTCCTTATTGTTTCGGCTTTACTTCATTAAGTTCTTTTTCATATTTTCCAGCGTCAATATCTTCTTTTGCCCATTGAATTGCTCGACCTTGGTTTTTTTCATCATAATAAGTACCTGCCGCAATTTTTTCAAATTTATGACCGGGTACGCGAACAGATATACCATTATTAACGCGCTCTATTCTAAGCCCTTTGTAATTCATGGATTCGCCATTTTTTAATCCGCCGAATTCGCTTGACGCTCTGGTTTTCTTTGCATCATTCACAATTATCTTTATTTGGGCTGCTTTGACATTTTCACCTGTCTTGGATCTAATTTCCATTAACCTTTTCGTTGCTTCTTCTGCTTGCTCGGCGTTTAAGTTAGTTTGCTCCATAAGGCGGTTTTGAATATTTGTAATAACGGTAGGTTTTACAGTAATCGCAGATGATTGCGGTTTTTCTTTGGCAAGTTTCTTGCATCTTTCCGCATCTTCTATTGAAAATCCGAACTTTGGCAGTTTACCGTCTAATTGCACGGCTCTCATTGCTTTTATTCCCTGCGCAGGATCAGCGTTAGGATTCTTTGTAAAATAATCGGTAAGCCAATCTTCGCATTTTCCCCAATCGCCTCTGTCTTTAGTTTTCTTTTTTGCCGCATTTAAATCTTTTCTTGTCCCGATGCTCCCGTCCGGCAATCTATAAAAATATTTATAATTACCGGGCGTTCCTTCGCGCTTTACATACTTATGCGATTTTTCCACCGTTAAAACAAAGTTTACTAACGTTTTTTTCATAATAACTCCATATAAAAACAGGGGATAATTGTTACACTATCCCCTGCCATAACTCCCCATTGCTGATTACAAGATTAGTTTGTTATCTCATAACCGGGCAGGGCTTTAAGATAAACAGCGTCTTCCAAAGACGCAACGGCTTCGCCGTCATCGTTGAAAGTTATCGGCTTTCCTGTCGTAGCGGTAATTGTTATACCGGCGTTAGCCGAACATTTAACCGTTACGCTTCCCTTGCCGTTTCCGCCGCCGGTAGACTGCTGATTTTCGTCTTTTTTGTCAGACGGCGGATCGTTCGCGCGTTTGTCTTCGCTTTTTGGCGGTGTGTCGCCTCCGGCTTCGTCTTTAAGAGCCTTCGTAATGACTTCGACAATGACATTGGTTTCCGCCGTAGCGTCAACATCAATTTCATTTGCTTTTGCCAATTCCAATAACTCTTCTTTCGACATTGCGGGGAGCAACGTAACATCAACAGGTTGTTTAATACTACGCGGCATATTTCAAGCCTCCTTGATATTGGAGATTCTTCACAAGTGCGCAGAACTCCGGCGCTCTGACTTCCAAACTTGCGTAAAGCAAAATAAGGAAGGGTGTCTCTGCTCTGTCTGTGGGATAGAGCGGATATGTACAGAGCGGCAATAATTGACCGAATGTATAAACCGGCGTGATTCTCTGTTCGGTAAGGAACAGCATTGAAGCAGTACCGGGAAGATCGGTGTTAATATCCCTGTATACGGTTTTTCCGTCTGTTCCGGGCTTGACCGGTATCTGTACCATTTCCATTACTTCGCTTCCGTCTTTTGCGGAACGGCAAAGTATAAAACCTGTTGGCGGTACACTGTTGTCAGGTGTGATCGAGAGTTCTACTCCGGCACCTGCGCCAACCGCTACAGGGTTAGCGAGCGGTAAACCTTCGGAAATACCGGCGCGGTTAATTGCGTGAACGGTGTAATTGTAATTTCCGCCGTCCGCTACAAGGAACTGTGAACCGGCTGCACCGGCTATGGCAGCGGCGGTAAATGCTGTTGGTGTTCTTGGTCTTTCGACAGGATCGCCTTCGGCTTTCACAACGCCCTTGACCTGATAGAACTTGTCAGCGCCCGCGTCTTCGCCGGAAAATTTGATTGTGGGTCCGATTGCGGTAGGATAGTCCGGCAGTTGCACGAAGGATGCTGTATTATCCTTCATTGTCATACGGAGCATATCCCTGAACAATTCCTTGATGTCTCTTGCGAGAACCGAAGGGAACATGGCTTTATTGACCGATCCGCCTCTGTCCCACAACTGGCGAGCGACATCATCAAACAGACCTTCGCCTATTGCGCCGAGTGATTTGCCGCGCTTGTCTAAGACATTCGGCGATTTTGATTTTTCGATTGCAGAAATAAATCCGTCAAATTCTGTCGGAATAATATCGCTGTTACCGTGAAAGATCAAATATTCCGCTGACTGACAGGCGACTTCTGTTCCGGCAAGTTTTTCGGAAGTGTATGCGTCTTCGAGTGTGTCGGCAACTTCCATCTGCTTGGTAACAGAGCGGCGTGTCTGTATGTATTTCTGCGGAAAGAAAGTTCTTTCAAGCGCCTGATCGGTATCAAGAGAGCGTCCACGCTCTGCGACCGTATTAAACCGATAACCGCCGAATTTTGTCCTGCGGTTAATTTCGTGTACGGTACTCTTAACAGGTACTTTCTTGACTGAATTGAGAATCTTGCAATCCTCTTTTAATGCAGCAACTACATTCATCATGGTTGCTTCCAAATTTTCCGGTAAAAGAGTACGACCGCCGACCATAAGGGCGGAGTCTGTTTCATAACCGGCAGTGAGGGCTTTGTTAAGTTCCTCGATCTGTTGGGCTTCAGCTACGTTCGACCCGGTTGTGGCTCCTCCTAAAGAGCCTCCATCAAAATATCCCATTTTTAACCTCCAATGGTTTTTGGACTGCCTTTAGGCTGTCTTCATTTCCTTAACAAGGAAATCGTAATCTTCTTGGCGAAGATTGAAATTCGGATTACGCATTGCTTTTTGTAAATCCGATTCAAGTCTTGTTGATTTGTGGAGATCGATCCTTCCTGCGCGATACGCTTTTGAAATCGCCTCCTGCGCCGCTTCAAAATCCTGAAGTGTCGGTCTGTCGCCGGTTGCGCTCTTTTGGGCTCCGCCCGTCTGCGTTGTGCTTTTGCCCATAACAGACTGTTTAGGCGCGGGCTGTCCGCCGATGATTGCGACCGCTTCAGCGATACCCTGTAACGCAACGCCGATGTCGTCAACGGCTTTTTCGAGATCCTCGATTTTTGTTGTAGCGGACTTCCTGATTTCAGCAAGATCCTCTGACAGAGACGTAAGAAGCACGTTTACGTTGACTGTTGATTTTTTAACATCGTCATCATCGTTTTCTTCGTTATCGTCGCTTTTGATTTCGAGTTCGTCATCATCTAAGATATCCTCGTCCTCGTCTTTTTTCGCGTCTCCCTTTCCGCCTGTTATAGACTTCAGGATAGACTGAACCGCACTGGTAAACTTTCCTTGACCTTCGTTTGATTTAGCCATAGTAGTTTGCCCCCCTTGAAATATAATTTCGCGGACGGCAGTCCGCGCTCCGGCTTCATCGAAGCCTTGATCCATTAAGTAGCCGACAGCATCAATCTCTGTATCAATGCTGCCTATGTTCATTAAATGAATGAGTTTTTTTAATCCTGCTTTTGTTACGTCAACAGTTTTATCGCCTAAATCTTCAGGAATTAATGAGCGACCGTCTTTATAATCTGCGCTGTTAGTTGAAACTTCACCTGCCATAAGCGCTTTTACAAAATCTTCAGGTTCAAAACTTTTCGCAAAACGGACAGCAGAAACAGTATGATTAACCGGCGAAGGAGTAAGAGCAAGATCATTCCAAAATACACTTGTAATTTTTTCCACGCCTGATTTTGCATCTTTAATTATTTTTGGGAATATACCGCCGACACTTGCCTTAATCCGTGTCGATCCGGCTTTTAATAAATTGATTATTTCTTGTGCTTTCGGGCTTGTGTGATACAGCTTGCCTTTTACTATTGTTTTTTTGCCTTCCGCTCTGACTTCAATCGGCTCACCGATTATCATTGACGGATCTGATGTTGCTTGACCTTCTGCGTTCCTTCCCTTGTGCAAGTGATCATAACTGATAACACCGACATTCAAAAAATCATCTTTACTGTTTAATAACGCTCTCTGTAATACAACCTGTTTCTGTAAATCTAAATTCTCATTGCTTGCCTCGACCTCAAAGATATAATTCCCTTCGGCATCAGGTTCACCGATTCCTTTTCTTAGCGTGAGATTAAGATAAAATTCGTTTTCTCTTTCAATCGCTTTTCTCATTAAAACCCCGAAAAAACAAAAAAAAGGGCAGCCAAGAAACCCGACCTTGATCGAGATTCCCGGCTGCCCTTTTCGGTGCATACCAATTTTATTCAGTTATACTGAATATTATAATTATATATATAATATGTCAAGCGGTTATTTTCATTTCCGCAAGTACCTCTGATACGGCTTTCCTGATACTCTCATTTTCCTTGCCATTCATGCCTATAGATAATTTTTCACCGGCATAAAGCCTGTCTAACGCCTCTTCTACAGAGTAGCGCTCTCCGCTTTTTTCGTCAACGAATGACAGCCCTTGTAAAGCCTTTTTTAAGGCTTTTATGTTCAACATACGCCCTAAAATATCCTCTCTGCTCTCTACGCCGCCTAAGAATATATCAGCTTCGCCATTGGCAGCCACTTTCAAGCCGCCGTTCATTGTCTTCATAAACTCTGCGAAGGCTTTTTGACCGCCTTCAATCCGTTTTGCCAATTCGACCGATACAGGATCAAGGCTTTCAAACATATTGTTTTGTAATGAGAATTCCTCAACGCTCTTGAATTTGTCTTTATTGATTGCTACCTGCATAGCGACATCTACGGCGCTGTTCAATTCGCCGTTTATTGAATAGCCGGTCATTCCCTTATTTTCTACAAGAGGAATTAAAGCCCTTAACAGCGTAGAGCGTATACTTTTACAGCCGGGTCGATTAAAACCGCGCAAGTTCGCTTCATTGATAACAGTTCCCAGTAGAGCGGTTTCAATAAATGTTTTTCCATCATCTGTCAAATTGCCGTTTTCAAAATACCGCCCTGTTTCATTTTTACCGATTAAACCGGCATCTAAAAACATATTGAATATCGACCTTGACGCATTAACATCTTGGTACAATTCGCCGATTGTTTCAAACTCTTCAATCTTTGCCGATACCGCCTCGATAGTATCCATTTTTATCATCTTTGATACTTTGGCGGCTTTCTCTGTCGGTCCCTGTTCTTTGCCTTCTTTCTCATTAAACTTTGCAAATTGTTCTGTTGAATAATCGCCTTTTTGTTCAACCTCAAATACTACTCTTGGATTTTTAAACCCTGACAGATCGCTTTCAGAGAACCCGAACTTTTTAGCACGTTTCTTTAACGCTTCAATGTATGCTTTGTCAGTGCCTCTTTTTGCTGCGATTTTAGATGACATTGTGCGGTTGTTACCTGAAATTACTATACCGTCAGTTGTAACCACAACAGGGTTATCAAACTGTAAAGCCCTGCCGTCATAATCGTTTCCGGCATCCCACACCGCTTCTTTATTCGCCTCAAAATGTTCATAATCACGATCATTTATTGACGATCCGTCTGCGTTAGCAGGAAAGCCCGGAGTTTTACTAAAAGTCTTTTCGTCATGGGAAGCGGTAGGCGCATCGGCTTCGACCAATTTCCATTTACCTTCTACGGTATCTTTGCCTACTTGAATTTCGTCTTCGTCTCCTTCTACGGATTTGGCATCAATGTATTTATTCTTAATTTTTAAGAACGCATACTCTGGTTTTTCTCTGTATTTTTTTATTTTTTCATCAAGAAATTCACCATCTTCATCAACAGGAACAGCCCTGTTATTTAACTCTTTTCTCGCATAGTTAATAATTTCAACACTTTGTTTTTTCTCCTTCACGATATTCTGCAATTCATTTTTACCCATCTTCAATATATCAGCACGGGTAGGCTCGTTTGCGATTTGCTTTTTACTATCTTGTATTTTTTCTTTTTCTCTGTTTTTTCGATTTCGCTCTGCCTCTCGTTCAAGTTTTTTATATTCTTTACCTGCGGCTTTACCTTTTTTTTGGTCTTCATCAAACTTGTTACCGGCATTTTCTATTTGTGCATTTCTCACAAATTCGCTTAACTCTTGCACAAATGGTAATGGGTGTCCGTCTTTATCGGAAAATCTATCCCTGTTGGCAAGTATAATCTGCATCATCTCATGTGCATCTTTGGCGGCGGTTATTTTCTTTTTGATTGCCGATACCGCCATTTTTGCGCCTCGATTATGGCTGTCATATTTCGGCTTCCATTTTCCGTTAGCTGTTTTGATATATTTCTGTCCCTTCCAGTCTCTTATCGTTCCTACTGGAAGTCCGCGCCCTGCCTTTTTTATTTCGGTTCTTTCCGCTACGATAAGGGATTTTTTCAATTCCTTAGTATCGTCATCGTCATTTACGCTTTCAAGATGATCAAGGATTTTCTTTCGGAACACTTCAAGTTTGTTGTCGGATTTTTCCATAACCGATCCTTTTTTACTCGCTTCAAATTGGATTTTCTCAATCCCTACAAGAAGCGCCTCTGCATAATAATATTCACTATCGGTTACTTTTTTTCCGTTTATCTCATAAGGGGCTTGCCCTTTTTGTGGTCTTGTTTTCTTTATTTTTAATGTGCCGTTTTTAGCCAACTCTCTAATTTGGTTTTTTAATTTATCAGAATATATCTCGCCGTATTTAAAATCATATTCTTTTTCTATTTTATTTAACATTTCATCTGTAGCAGGCAGTCTGACTGTATTTCTTCTCTCATATTCAGCTTTAAGCTGTTCACTCATAAGTTTTGCTCTATGTTCATTATAAGCGTGTTTTAATGCTTTTTGTTCGTCTATATTGCCATTCATATCAACTAAATACTCTCTTGTTTGTTTTAAATTACTATATAACTTTCCTGTCTGATCAATTTCAGAACGAAGCTCTTTATCGCTCATGTTTGCAATTACTTCTTCAGCTTCTGTTTTCCGCTTTTCTGCGTTACTTTCAAGTCTCTTTTTCGCTTCTTCATATATTTTTTCAAGTCTCTTATCCATTGGTTTTTCTTCATTAGGATTAACCCATACAGTTGTTGTATAAGTTCTGCCATTTCGCTGTACCTGCTTTTTTTGCGGTACAAGCCCATTTCTGGATTTATCCAGCGTTAAAACAAAATCTGCCATAATAGCCTTCCTTATTGCGCCGGTTTCTTTTACAACTCTGAAAAGTTGTTCCATTGCGGTATTTATGCGCTCTCTTTCCTCACCTTCGGGGTATGGGTATTGATCGCCGAATAACGGATCTTTATAGAATTCGTTTGTGGTTGCGTAAGCTAAATAATCATTTAATCGGTTACTTTCACGCAGTTTATCGTCAATAAAAGCCGAAAATGCTCTTGCTGCCAATTCAATGGTTGAAGAAAAATACGGCTTGCCTCCGCCGTCCAAGTCTAAGGCGCATTTTTTATATGAAGACGCTTTCTCTCCGCTGTTAATTGATACGGCGTTTCCGTTGGGATTTTTGTCATACCATGCAGTTGTAATCAAAATCCATTCTTTTTGGTTTCTCGGCGGTAAACCTCTTTTGTAAATTATTTCGAGCGCATTATCAAGGCTTCCTGCGTCTCTGATACTTGTAGCGAACTGTCCCGCCCTGTCTCCAAAATTGCGTTTCGCCGAATTATAATCGCTTTCCGTGTAACGGACTTTTGTTTTAATAGGTGTATTGCCCTCGACCATTGTTTTAACAAGGTTATTAAATGCCGCTTTTACTCTCTCGATATGATCTTCATCGGAGCCTTTTTCATGGAATACGACACCTGCCGCTTCCGCTTTCTTTTTTGCCTGTTCGTATTCGTAAGCTAAATATTTTTTTATATTATCAGATTTACCGGCATATTCAGGAGCTTCAATTTTCACTTTTATGTCATCTGCTAATTTTTTAAGTTTTAACTGTTTGCTGTTTAATTTTGCGTTCGGATCTGTTAAAAACTTGCTTGTGTTTCCGCCGGTCATTGCGTCTGTTAAGAGATTGTCAAAGGCGTGGAACCATTCATGCCCTAGATTTCCGCCGCCTCTCATTTTTGTAAGATTTATAACACGCTCTACAGGCTCATAATGCGCCGCTGCCGATCCTTTCCACCCTGCGTTTCCTGAACCCCTCGCGCCGATGGCAAGAGCCAATCTGCCGTTTAATGATATTAAATCGTCAGATATGCCTGTCATATCGCCAAGATCGGCAAGCGCCGATGTTATATTATCGACATGGAATTTTGCCGATTCAGGATCATTCAATACCCAGTTCCCGGATTGAACATCTCTCAAATTAAACAGATTTTTTAATTCAAGAGTTGATTCTGCTTTTATTGGTCTACCGCCTTTACGTTCCAATTTTGAAGCGACTTTTAACTCGAATTCTACCCTGCGTTTTTGCCCTCCGCCGGTTGTAACTCTTTCTTTACCTGCCCATTCCCAGTTATCATGTTTTCCCCTTCGGGCTTCAGAAACATGACTATAAAAAGTTTCTGACCCTCTGCGTGTGCCGTAATTTAATACACCTTGAAACTTAGAACCAAGGGAAGTCCATGCCAAGTGTAATGGATTGCTGATAATAATTTCCGCCGCTTTTCTGTCATAAAGTTCTTTCCGTTTCGCTTCAAGTTCTTTAATTTCGTTATAAAAATAACCGCGCCGTCTCCAACCCGATCCGTTTTTGTCGCTGAAATCCTCATCTTCAAGCCAATTATGTTCCTCTTTGAATTTCCTTAATCTTTCAATTTTTTCTTGCCTTGATTCTTCTTTAAGTCTCTCGTATTTTGCTTTGGCTTCTGCTGGAAAATCATATTCAGAAATATGTTTTTTCCGTTTGTCTTTCGCTTTTATTTTATCGACTTCTTGATTATAAAAATCAGCCGCTATTTTATCTAGTTCGGTTTCAATTTGCGTCCGCCAACCCAGTATTTTACCTTCTTCGGTTATTAATGCTTGCCTCTGTTGATATAATTCGTTTAACTGTTTTGACAATTCTAAAACTTCAGGCGTTTCTCTTGCCGCGATAAAATCGCCGTTCATTTCCGCCTTGATCTCTTTTATTGTTGATGTTACTTCGTCAACTGTTTTACATAATTCAAGACGCGCCCTTAAACCGTCAATAGCGATAGAATAATTATGTCGGCTTTCGGCGTTATCCTCTGCCGGTTCTGCGCCCACTGAAGCGTAAACTCTATCGACCAAAAAAGCAGCACTGCCGGACATTCCGTTTTCTTTTAATCCGTCCCAGTCCACTTTACCGAAAATATTTGATTTAGTTATAAGTTGTTTTGCTTGTCTCGGATTTTCTTCTATGGCTTGCCAATCTATTTCGGTTGTTAAAATATGCTCACCGGCTTTCGCCCTTGACCGTATTTGACTGACCGCCAATTCTTTGCGGCTTCCTGCGATATAACCTGTATCTCTGTAGCGGTAATCTGCGCTGTTAGGATTCCATGTGGAATCTTCCATTGCCGATGTTCTTTCAAATATTCCTGTAGGCGGCATCCCTGCTTTTTTTCTCGCTTTTTTCCCATTTTCCTGTTCGGTCTTAACCTGCTTACTCGCTTTTATATCGTCTTTTGAACCGCCTTTATAAGCGTTCTTGTTTCCCTTCATGCCTTCGCTGCGGTTGCGGTGTTTTTCCTCTTCGGATTTTTCCCTTGACTTTTCATCAATTTTAGGCGATATTGTATGAGGGTGGTTTTGATCTCCCGTCTTTAGGCTGCCGCCACCGGAGTCCATGTTCGGGGTTGTCTCGGCAGAGGCGTTATCCTGCTTCTTTGAAGCGTGGGCATGACCACTTGTAAGGGTAATATTCTTTTCATAGAGGATATTACCCTCTTTTATTTTATTTATTACATTATTTAAACCTCTACGGTGTGTTGAGATTGATATTTTTTTTCCTTCTTTTTCTATGACCACAGAAATAACAGCTTTTGTTTCTTGATTCTCAATAAAAGACTTTGCATATATTTCAGTATCACCTGATGCAAAGATGGTAATAGGATCTTCTAAAGTTTGCTTAATAGCACCTAGAAGTTCTGTACGTTCTTTGGCTTTCAATTTATCAAATTGATGCTCGCCAAGTTTTACCTCGCCAATAGGTGTGTTTATTTTTCCATTTGGAAATAATTTTTTATAATTATCTTCAGTAAATTCATATTTCTCCATTTCAACAGCCATGCTTTCAAATTTATTTTTTAGCTGTTCTTTTTGCGCATCGGACAATATTTGTTTGTCAGGTGTTTTAGCCGCAACCGCTCTATCTTTCTTCGGCTTTGGTTCGGGGTTTAATTTCCCCTGCCGTTCCGAAATATAACGGCTCAATTCCTGCACAAGCGGAATCGGACTACCGTTATTATCGCAAAATCGGTCTCTGTGTAATAATATGAGTTTCATAAGCCCTTCGGCGGAGTTAATAGCTTCGACTTTTTTTATCAGGTTTTTTATTGATATTTTCGCGCCTCGGCTCTCTTTGTTGTAATGCCTTCGCCATTTACCGTCCGCGCCTTTAATGTATTTTTTACCCTTCCATTCCCGGATTGTGCCGGTTGCCATGCCGCCCTTTTCGAGAATTGAGACAATGCTTTTTTCAAGGGTATCTTCTTCTTGCAGGTGTGCGATAATTTTCTTTTTTAATTCCTGAAGTCTTTTATCGACACCGTTATTGGATTTTAAGAAAAACAACAGGTTCATACAGCTTCCCTCTTTATTGTGAATTGTCTGTCAAGTAAAAAGATTATTTGCGATTTTCCCATTGCTTTCATCTCGGCTTCTTTACGCGCTCTGACATCTTTCATTGGTATAAGGCTTTCATTTACGATTTTATCAATCTCATTAACCGCTGCCGATACCGCCATTCCCTGCCTTGAATCCGCTTTTATCTGCCTCTCCGCCTCTTTGATAAAATCCTCTTTACTGTTTTTTATCGTCTCGATTCGCTCTTTATACCGCAGGGCTTCTTGGGATAATTTTTTACTTACGGCTTCAGCTTCGCCTTCGTCTTCGGGATTTTGAACGCCGTAACGCTTTAATGAATTGTTAATAGTTTCAACTTTGCCTTTGCAACGGTTTATTGTTTTCTGTTCATCGGCGATTCTGTCTTTTACGGCTTTTAAGTAATTGTCCCTTAATTCTTTTATATTGCTGCCGCTTACATTGCCATATTCGGTGTAAATTGTCCGGCTCCAACGCTCGTTAAAATCAATCTCATGTTCTTTGATAATCTCTTCGTCTGTCATTTTGGTAAACTTTTCGATCTCTTTGCGCCTTGCGTCAATTTCTTTTTGACTGCGCCTCATATCGTCTGTATGCTCTTTACGCTCTGTCAGTGCGCTTATGATCTTGTTACTGTTCGCTTCGGATATTTTTTTCGATTGTTCCATTTCGGCGGTTTTTTCCTTAATAATCATATCCGCTCTTTTCTTCGGATCTTTGATTAAAAGGAATTTCAACTCTTCGGCGCTTATGGCTGATATTTCCATTTTGTTACTTTTTGAGTTCCATAATGTATCAAGCCTTGATTTTTTTTCATCGTGTTTCTGATACATGAAAGAATCAACGCTGTCATTCATTAATGGGATTGTAATATTGACCATGCCTTGCGCGTTGCCCTGCCGGTGTGAACGCCCTGCAAGTTGATCTAAATCCGTATTATTCCACGGCAGATCGGTAACTATTGTCTGCGCCGTATTTCCGTTAAGATTGACACCTTCAAGAATCGTATCACCAGCGATAATAATTTTACATATATCTTTCGAATCATTAAACCGGGCTTTTCGGACTTCTTTTAATTCATTGCTAGCGTCTGTGTCGCCTGTTAAAAACAGGCTTCTGTTTTTTGCGCCATCGGGCGGTGGAGCCATAAAAGTAATTGCGTCTGCCGGAACTCCCTGTGATATTAAATAATTTCTCATTGATTCGTAATTATTTATTCCCTGCGGAACATAAACAATCTGCCCGATGTCAGGATGCGCTTTATTAAACTTTGCTACAGCGTCCGCTGTGAATTTCATTTTTGGACTATCTGTAACAAAATCATTGCCCTTGACTGTAATTATTCGCTCTTTTATCCCTGCTTTTTTCGCCGCAAGTTTGTCTTTAAATTCAAATCCGTCAACTAAGACAGGAGATAACGCCGCTTGTTTTAATTTCATTATGCAGCGCAGGGTTGCGCCGGGGTCTTCTTTCATATCCGGTCCCGCTTCCATGTAAGCCCTGATTTTTTCCGTTATGTCTCTTTGTTCCGGCGTCATGTTCAGGTATATATGGCGGTCTTCTTTATCCGGTCTGATAATTCCCGCGTCTTCGCCGTCAACTTTCATAATGTAACGGTTAAGCAGTCCCTGTAATGCCTGAAGATTCTTAAATCCTTTCATTACGTTTTTCTGCTTAATATCGTTCTTATAATCGGGAGCAAGTTCGGGTTTTAATTCCGCAAACTGCGCCAAGAATTCATTAAAATTGATTATTCCCATTTTCTCTAATTCTTTACGCGCAACCAGTGAGAGCATATTGTATATTTCAACAGGCGAATTTTGAAACGGTGTAGCGGTCAATAAACAAACATTCCGCCCATTGTTTTTTTCCTGTATCATTTGCGCTATTGCGAATAATTTAAGCGCACCGATAGCGGGTTTACCACCGCAGGGAATATCCTTGAATTCGTCAGCATCGCCAGATTTTTTTGTTCTCGGCTTTTTGAACGAATTGCGGAAATTATGCGCTTCATCTGCCACGATATAGTCAAACCCTGTATCTTCCCAGTTTATACTGTTATCGCCTGTTCGTGATGCCTTGCCAACCATTGTCATTATTGATTCTTCTTCTTTCGCCTCGTTACGCTTCCCCTTTTTGCCTTTACTATTTCCGCCTTCATCTTCCATGACTTTCAGGGCTTCTTTGAATATCTCTTTTAATTCATTGTTTATTGTACCTTCTTCAAATCCTATCTGTTTCAAGCCCTCATAAGTACAAAGTGATATACTGCCGTCTTCGATGTTCAGTTTGCCGTTTTTATCTTTCCATTTCGCAATGTCGCTAAAATTACCAATTTTATTTATTTTGATATTTGGGAATAATTCTTTTATCTCGAATTCCCAGTTATCAATAACAGCTTTAGGAACTGTAATAATGGGTTTTTTACAGCTTCCCATTTGCATCGCGCTCATTGCTGCCATTATTCCACATATGGTCTTTCCAACACCAACATCGAGCGCTAATATTCCGTTACCCTGATTTACAAGACGCGATGCGCCTCTTATTTGCGATTCGTTTGCGATAAACTCTTGACCCTTGAATTGTGTTGTAATACCGTCAAGGAACAACGGTATTTTATCAATATCAGGCAATACAAAACCTCTGCTTTGCCTGTTGTATGTGTCTTCTAATCTCGTTTGATCTTCGACTTTTAATTGTTCCCGGACATACTGCATAAAAAGACGATCCCCGTCTTCGCGCCGTTTTGTTCTCGTTCTGTCCGCTTCCATTGCGGCGGCTTTTTTATCGTCTTCGGATGCGCCTCTTTTGCTTTCCGCTCTTACGCTCTTTTTGTCTATGTAATCGAGAATATCCCTTTTATTTGTATTTAACGCTAATTGATCTTGCGGAGTATTCCATAACCAATCCCTAAACGCTTTGTTAAGACTGACTTCGACCTCTTCGCCGGTATCATCTCCCCATTTGCTTTTTTCAGGTACTTTGACCATGAACTTATCCGCAATATCCTGTAAGGGATTGATTTCAATATCCATGACAGATAACGGCTTCGGCAAGGCTGATAACAAAAGCGCTTTTTGCCTCTCGTATTCTTTTTTGGATAATGAATCTTTAGCTATTTCGAGTTGATCCAATTTATTGTATATATCGCCGCTTGCGAAATTAACAGCATGATACCATAAACCGTCAACGGCTTTTACATAATTGTCGCTTTTTTCCATGTATTTAACTTGATCGGGTGTGAGTTGTTTTGTGTTTATTGAAAAATCCCAACCGATAGTTTTCCATATCTGCAAGTCTTTCGGATCGATTTTCTTGTTATACTTTGCGTTAAATTGCGCTGCGGTGTCTACATTGACCGTACGCTGACCGGCGGCGTTATCGTTACCCATCATGGCTTCGGAACGTGTTTTTCCGGTGGGTTTTTCGGCGGTGCTTGTTTCGGTTTCCGGCAGTCTATATTTGTTTACTATGGCATTGAGCATAGCCTCTTGGGCTTTCTCTTTTGAATTATACTCACCTCTTTTTTCTCCGCCGATTTTACATACCCATAAACCGTTTCCCTGTAGGGCGATATAATAATCCGTTGATTCTGTCGTGCCGGTTTTATTGACATGATAAAGGTTTTCACCTGTTCTGCTGATTGTGTGAATATTACCGTCTTTATCGGTTGCCGTAATTTTTACACCTTCAAGCGTGTTTTTCAAGTCATCAATAAAATCTTTTCGCGCGTTTTGGTTTCCTTTCATTGCTTCAGATCGGCTTTTCCCGCTTTTCGGTTTCTCGACTGAAAAAGTTGTATTATCGAGTACGCTCTGCTCTTCAGGTTTTATCCCTGTCGGTGTTGCCTCGATTTTACCGGCGTTTATGCCGTCTATCGCTTCATCAAATGTTACGCCGTGTTCAAGAGCGACATATTTTTCAGTTCCGAATCGCCCTGTCCGGGTTGATTCCGTTCCTACAATCATGTCGGGATTATTTTGAAAATAGGCGTTATCGGATAATTCGGCGGGATCGCCCTTTTCTTTTCGGATAATTATTATGTCAGTACCTACGCCGGTTGTGTTGAATGTGCCGTTGGGTAACCGCCACGCTTCGAGCAGTTTACCCTTAGCGGCGATTTTCTTTTTGATTTTATCGTTTCCGCTGCGGAGAAAACCGGAAGGCACTACAAACGCCATTATTCCGCCCTCTCGTAGCGTATCAAGCCCCCTGTCAATAAAATATTCGTCATACTTTTTATGATCTTCGCCTTCGCCCTTGCCCTTCCATACGCCTTCATAATCGCCATAAGGCGGATTGCCGATTACAACATCGTATTTTCTGCCGGCGTATGGCTTACCGGGCTTAAACATTGCCTGAAAAGCGCCCTGTTTGTTTTCAGCTTCGGGGTTTAATATACCGGCAATTCGTGAAGATATTACATCGAATTCGTTAAGCGTGAATCGATCCATCGGTCTGTTTTCGGCGAAGCGTCCGGTACCAGCCGACGGTTCAAGAACTGATTTTGCGCCGGGCATATATTTGTCTACTAATTGCCAAACTTTTGATATTACATTTCGGGGTGTGTAGTATTCGTAAAGCGTTCCATGCGTTGTAGCGTTTTCTTCGCCAAGACCGCCGGAGCCTTCATATTGGCGGAGTAATTCTTTATCCGCCTCTGTCATTTCATTATCTGATTTATTTTTGAGAAGTTCTAAACATTTCTCTCTGATTTTTAAGGTTTCTTTTTTGGTTAGGCGAATTGACCTGCCAGATCGCTCTCCAAGTTCACTAGGCAACTGTACATCATCGCCGCTGTTATCGGGCGTTCCTTGTACTGTTTCACTGCCATTTTTGCCGCCATTTCCTTGATTTTGTCCGGGCTGTACCGTTGTAGTATGTTGGGAAACTTGTCTTCCTGTAACACCAATTCTATCGCCGGTTGTTCCTTCATTGTTTGCCTCCTGTCCGTTATATATTCCCCATATTTTACGCATCAGGCTTCTGTTGACTGTAATTTTATTATCGTTCTTTTTTGCTGTCTTGTCAACAGGTTTCTTGCCCTTGCCGCTGTCTGTAGGCGGTGATTTTCGGGGTGTCTTATGGATTTCGCTGTTTTCCTTGTTACCGAAAAAATTATCCCATTTTAATTTATTTGATAGATATTCAAGAACGTGCGCCATAAAAGTCTTTTTATCCGCGCCGTAATCTTTTTGAATATTGTTTTTTGAATAGGTGTCGTCAATGACTTTCGACTGTAATCCGAAAATCTGTTTTAAGGCTTGTAACGGCTTTTTAAATGTTTCCGCATAAATATACCAATAGCCTTTACCGCTCTTTTTTGGAACGCGCCGGATATATTTATGATTAAGGGCTTTCTCTATTCCGTCCCAGTCATCGGAAGATTCGCCGAAAGATTTAATCAAATCGGGAAAAATAGTGTGTTCGTCAATCACAATATTCTTACTGCCCATTCCTCGAACATCTAAAACAAAATCAACCTGCTTATTCATATTATACCTCTTAATGTTTCAAATACCCTTGCGGATATAGATTTAATTACTTTACCTCGATATTCTTTTGATAAAACTTTTTCCTTGAATTCCGCAATCGGCATTGTATCAACCCTGCCTAAAAATCCCGGTCTGTCATACTGTTTCAAATAGGCTTTTTCCGCTTCTTTGAGAGAATTAAAGCCAAGCATAACCTTGTCTTCGTCATATCTGCCGGTAGTGGGATCGTTCTGATGAACGATATACACATTGGGAGCGTTCTCATTACTGCCGATATAAACGTCTACATGATCCTTGTCAACGCCGACACTGCCTCGAATATAACCATAATCATAGTGCATTTTAATTGACCACTTATGACCGTCTTTGTCTGTTCCGCTGCGTGTACTGTCTTTTTTGTTTTCTACGGAAATATCCAGTCCGGCAAATCTGTACCTGTCTTGTAATTTATGTCCGCTGAATGTAAGGCTTTTTTGCGTGTCATCGAATAATTCGCCGATCATCTCTTCGTACACTTCTTGAACTCTATCCCTGAATCCCGGAGTTTTGCCGGTAGGATATTCTATGCCTTGTTTCTCAAACTCTCTTTTAACCTCATTAAACGCCTCTCCGTATATTTTCCTGTCCATTGAATTGCCGGTGTTGGGACCGTAACGATAATTTCCGCCTGTTCTTTCGGCGGTTTCGGGCGTTTTGGTTTTCGGGGTGTTTAAGAATTTTTTTGCTCCGCCGGGTTTATCTTCGCCGCCTATAACATCGTATATATCATTTATCCGCTTAATGAATCCGGGCGTTTGATCATTAGGGCTTTTTATCCCTTTATTTTGATATTCGGTTTTGGCTTGCGTAACCGCTCTATCAAACAATTCTGATTGATTTTTTGTATGCGCTACAAGAGCGTCAACAGTACCGTTATGGCGCATCCATATTCCTCTGCAATAAGGGTGAAATACGCCGTTTGCAATAAAATCTTTTTTACCGTCCCAGTCTTTGCCGTCCCATATCGCAAAATCGGCAATCGGATCATCTATCTTATCAGACGGCAATGGGTGATCACTCCATAGAACAATAACGCCATGCATCTTTTTACAGAAGGGGCAGGTGTTACCGTCTATAATCTCTACTCGCTGAAAATAAATCTTTTCTCCCGGTTCTGCGTTTTGAACTTCGTCAAGTAAATATGAATTGTTAGAAGCGTTTTGTATTTCGGTATCGGCTATTCTTTGAAAGTCCCTATTTGCGCCGGTCATGCGGTCGAATAGGGATTGTGATATTTCTCCCTTACTCTTATAACTTTTTACACCATCAATGAGTATTTGCTGTATATCCGCTTTCATTGCGGCGGTTGTCTTTGTTATTTTCTGCGCTGCCGATTGCTGTAATACTTGTATTCTTGCGGCTTCGGATCGGCTTAATTGTTCGCCGAAAGTATTTTGCATATTCTTTACTGAATCGCTTATCCAATCCAGTGTTTTACCTCGATATTTAACATCGTCAAGTCTTAATTCCGTTACGGCTTCCAGTGTGTTATATTTCAGCATACGGTTTAATATGCGGTTTAGCGCCTTGCCGTCCAATATGATTTTTTTGTCAGTGTCTTTTAATTTTTTATTTAGGTACTTTTCAAGAGTTTCTACAAACCTATCCCAATCGCCTTTTTTAATCGGCTGACCGGTTTCGGGGCTGTAAAGTATTTTGCCCTTATGAACTAAGGGATCGGCTTTTGATATTATCGTTATTTCAGGCAATCCAAAATAAGCGGCGAGAAATGAGTAAGTTTCTTTCAGGATAGTTGAAAATCGGTTATACCATAAATAATTTAACTCTTCCTGCGCCTTGAATAAAAAAGGTTCGGGACCGTGATTATGTTTCTGCCTTCCTGCTACCGATACCGGCACTCCCAGTTGCTGCGATAATGCGCGGACTGCCTTCATCATCTTTAAGCGCCTGTTTTGGGGTGTGATATTGATAACGGAAAGATTTATGTTCATTCTGTTTTTTGTTCCTGTAATGCTTCGTTTATCCTGTCAATAAAATATGATCTTGCTCTTTCTTCGGCGACATAATCACTATGACTAACAATTTTAGGCGTAACGCTTAATACATTGCGGAAACATTTTATAGCGTCAATAATTTGTTTTGCATCTTCGTCTTTTATATCATGCTCTAGCGCAACCGTTAGGCTGTTGTATCTATCACTCATAATTATTTTGTCTCCTTTTTTTCAAATAATCTGCAATATCCGCTTACATCTGTAAACACTGATTCTTCTGTCTTTTCACTAGCACAAAGGCACTTTACAAATTCTCTATCTCCGGGTAAGTCTATAAAGTTTTCACGCTCTTCATCTGTAAAGTCTATACAGCTATTTTTACAAGTCCTACACATAGACACTCCGTCAGGACTTTGATTTCTCCATTCATATTCTTTTGTAAAATAATTTTCAAATTCATCAAGTTGCTCAATTTTTGTAAGCCCTATTCTTAAATGTCCTTTATATGGAGCATTGGCTGATATTAATAAACCCTCTCTTAAATATTCTTCGATACTTTGCCAATCCACATGGGGTTTCATGGTATCAAAGTCCATATATAACGGACACCCAAGAGCGGCATCATCAATATATAAATTGGCGTATACTTTCGGTGATTGTGTCCATTCCTTTTGTCCGGGGTCTTCATTAACGCCATAAAGCGGAATATCATTTTCCTTAAACCAATTTTCTGCGGCTTCCAGTTCGGGACCGCAGCGCATTGTGTTTAATATAAGTTTATGCCCTTCGGCAATTAACTTTTTCAATACGGGTACTGCGCCTATGTCTTTACCGATATTCGGGTATTCATGTGTTACGCAAGTTCCGTCAAAATCAATGGCGATTTTTAACGGCTTAAATATTTTTTTTGTGCTTTGTATTGTGCTTTTTATCAGTCCTTTTTGATATTCCTCATAAGTAAACTGTTTTTCATATAAATTCGGATCGTTCCTGTCGAAGCCGTCAGGGTCTAATATTTCAATTCCGTCAATGATTGCCCATTCTTTAATTGTTTTTGTCATCTTTTATTTCTCCTAATCTGGTTTTAGTAACGGTTAATCCCTCGCTACTTATTGAGAATAATTCTTTATAGTTATAACCGTTATAATCCCAAATCGTTATATGAGACATTTTACCCTTCATGCTAATATTGTAATTAAGTTTTCTGTTTGTTTCGTCAAATATTACAGTTCCTGCGCTGTCAGTAATTACAACCCTATATAATAACTCTGGTTCACAACCGATTAAAAGAATAGCGACTAAAAGGATAATAATTTTTTTCATTGTTCAACCTCATGTAAGAACGATAATGCTTTTACCGTTATGTTTTCTCTGGTAATGTTAAAATGGTACTTTTCTTCAATTTCACTTTTTATACTATCTACATATAAATCAACAAATTCTATAAATCGATCACCGTTATCAATTTTTATATTTAAATTTATAACCCCTTGATAAAAATGAAATATATTAGTATTTATTGGATTAACAACTCTTATATTATAAAAATATGCGTATCTCATATCACTATCCTTATAGTTTTTTCCCTGTTTAGGGATTTTTCCGTTTTCTGTTCCTGCTCTCCGCTGCCGTTATTTTCCTCGATTGCGTCCCATTCCTCGCTGCCTTCGTTATCCGGCGCATCCGCTCCGTCTTCTGCCATATCGCCGAATCCGTCCATATTACCGGAATCGTCCATCATGCCGCCTCCCTGCCCTGACTGGAATAATTGAACAGCTTGCGGAGACATTGGAATATCCGCCCAATCATGCTCTAACGCCGGCAAACCTTTTTCTTTTCGCTTTTCATTAAGCGTCTTGTAAGAATCAACCTCGCCCTTATCCAAATCCAATATTTGCTGCGGATCGTCTCTCTCATAGCCGACAAATTCAAGTTCAAACTGCGGATTCACTTTTTCGATTATTTTATTCAAATATGCCTGAAGGAATGTAAGGGTATGACTTAATATTGCGGATTTTCCGGCTTCGATTTTCGGCTTCGCATCACGTTCTACCATCGGCATAGACTTTTGTAATTGTAAGCCTATATCGTCCATCGTTGTACCGAATAACGATAAAACGCCGGAAGTAAGGAACTCCAACCAATTTTGAAATTCCATTTCTTTATTTGTTCCGCCAAGTTGCTGCCATTTAATACCGCCGCCGTCTTTTAATCCTGAAGGAATAATCGGAATCCGCCATTGCGAAGAAGGGTTGCCGCTCATAATATCGCAGATATAGTCTTCCATCATTTCTACGGTTTCCTGATCTGCGTCTCCGTCAATTAAAAGCATACCTCTTGGCAGTTTATTCTCTGTAAAAAATCCGGCGTTATAAGCAAATGTATTTATCACGCTTGTAATTAAATCTATGGCTTGCTCGACATAGGAATAACCGTAAAAAGAATAATCTATATCGGTTCGGGGATTTTGAAAGTCAAATATAAGTTCGTTTTTTGTATACCACGCATAAGGTATGTTATCAATAATTTGCGCATATCTAAAATTGTCAGGGTTATCTTGACCGGGTAAAACTCTCTCTATTGTCGCAGCGTCAACAGCCCAATAAGCGCATGGTTTTTTTGCTCTTGTATATTGTATTTCCGTAGCAATTTGATCTATCTCTAATAAATCACGAATTATTTTTGTACAGTATTTAATAAAACTATCATCACGATCTATGTCTTCGTCAAAGCCTGTATGAAGTAAAAACTTTTCTATTGCCTCACGCTCTTTTGATTGTTTTCCGCTTGCTCTTGTTATGTCTTCGCCTCGTTTTAATATGACAAAGCCTCTGATATTTCTGTCAGTAGACGGCTTCAAAAACGGTTCTATTTTTCTTATTGTGTTTCCGATACAGGAATTTATAATCCATGCCTTGCTTGAAACACGCCGCAAGGTTTGACAGTTTATTGACCGGTTGTAATATCGGTCTACCGTTCTTAAACCGCCGTACCTGTTTTGTATTTGTTTTAGCGGATCAAAAAAAGCGGACTGGACACCGTTCATATTTCCGGCATCCCTCATATAAACAGCAGGATAATTGTGTCGGTACGATCTTGCCAATTCTCTTTTTAGATTAATTGGGCTTATTCCATTACTTGGGTTTATAAGCACGATCCACCCCTCTTAACACAGAATGTAAAGATTTTCCGCGCCCCCTTGTCAGAGTAGGAGCGTTCGTGCCGTTGGTTGCTTGTTTATGCTCTGATTGTACAACAGTTCCATTCTTTTTACTAGAGTATGCGGAATAAAAGTTTCCGGCGTTTTCGCCCTTTATGACAGCCCTGTCAGCAAGCGCCCAAGCCCAAAAACTGTCGGCGTGTCCGTCTTCGTCTCTTTCGCTGTCATAGCGGAATGCGCCGCCGGAAATCGGTGTCCGCTTAATTGAATGTATCTGCCTATGAAACTTTGTATCGTTCTGTAATAGGAACATCTCTTTTTCAAGTCCGGTTTTCACATTGATTGCCATTTCCTCTTTTGATACAACGTCAAACTTAACGCCTTCGACTTTTGCGTCTCCATATTGTTTCTGTAAGGTTTCACGCAGCGGATCGCCTATCCCTGTACTGTCAAGACAAGCCCTTACCACTGGAAGCGGCGAACTCATTATTTTTCTGAATTGATCAAGCTGATATTCATATTCTTTACTGACCATTTCTATTTCCGCTACGCTTATTCTCTTGCCGTTTGGCAGTTCGCCGATAACGAAAATAACAGCGGCATCCCTGAATCGGGCTACATCATAACCAATAAACAACCTGCCATGCAATTCAGGTTTATATCCCAATAAAAGAGAATCAGCGTCTTTAAATACTTTAACCTCGATGTCTTTTTCTTCTTCTAGGTCTTCGGTGTCATATTCCCGATCTCCCTCTCTCATTCCGGGTGTGTTTTTGTATATCAGATCAAGCGGAATATAACTTAAAGCGGAATCAATAAACGTACATTCAAATTCCTGTTGGAAATCTTCAAGGAACATCGAGCGGAATTGTGTCTGTATTGATTCTTTGCCGAATATTGCGACACGATCCTCTGTACTCATGTTCGGGGCAAGTTTTACCGCCTCTTTAACATCTTTACAAAGCTCACCAACATACCACCATGGGACCATAAAACGCGCGTATTCAGGATATTTCTTTTTATCAGTGTATATGTCATAAAATATTCCCAACTTGCCAAGCGGAGTGCTTCCCATTTCAACGCATCCGCCTCTCGCTACAACCGGCAGACCGGCGGTATAAATTACTCTCTGCCTGTTTCTCGGATATATCGCTATTTCGTCAAATACAATATCGCCGCCTTTACCTCTCGGCGGTCGGCAAGCAATGGAAATCAACCGGCTTGTGGTTTTTCCGCCTGCGTCCAGCCATTCCATGCTAGTCCTGGTTTCACTTAATAATTTTTTTCGGTGTGCTTTCGGGATTGAATGATAAAACTCTTTGGCATAATTTATTTTTTCTTTAGCGTCATCAAAATTGTATGATACGAATTGTCTTGTATATTTATATCGGGCTTTATCCTGCGATTTTATTATTCCCTTCAAGGCGGATATTAAAGAAAAACCTACGCGCCGACTCTTGAGATTTATGGAATATTTACTGGTGTCTCTAATTAAATCCTGCTGCCAAAAATCAAGATCAATCGGCTTTTGGTCTAAACTTATAAAGGCATCCGCATAATTTAAACGCATTTCAGGGGTAAATAGATGTTGAACCTTAGCCGAATTACTCATACGACACCCTTTTGTTAAGTTTTGTTAAGGTTTTTTTTTCTGTCTTTAATCTGTTTTTAAGAACGGGTAATAAATCAATATAATTCCATGCGTTATTTCTTGGGTTATCGGTGTAAATATCATAATCAAACTTTTTAACATATTTAGGCGGGTGATTAGAAATACGAAAAATAATACGTTTTCCTTTACTGACAGGTACTTCAATATATCGGGAAGAGCGCGATCTTTTTGAATCGTAAATATAAATTTTAAAGCCGTAATTAAGTATTAATTTTGAAATAATGCGGTATATACGTTTTAACTCTGCGCTTAATGCTGGTATTTGTGGAAGTTTAGGATGTTTGTTTTTAAAGTTCTTGGGCAAGTATCGATCCCCCTCTGTCCTGAATAAAACCGGCTATATTACTTATTTCATCTTTCGACTTACGAATTGTTGTCTTAATAGTGAGGCGTTCCCTTATAAGTTCTATCGTTGCCTCTCCGTCATCGTTACCGTCTCCGGCGGGACCGCCGTACAGACTTTTATAAATCGCCGTCATTTCGGACATGGATTTTTCTCTGTCGGCGAATTGAAACACTTTGCGCCCTGCTTGCCCTTTATAATCTACGCCGTCAACCGCCAATAACTGTTCGGGCGTGAGTTCGGAAATGTCTTTTAATACCTCTATTTCCTTTTCTTCAAGTTTCTCCGTAATCGGGTTTTTCTCGAATATCGTTACCTTTTTGTAATAGTCTGCTACGTTATATCTTATCCGCGCCATGCGCCGCCGGATTATCAACTCATATTCCTCTTTGACTTCGTTCCTATGATATTCAAGAAGGCGGTTTATCGCCTCTGCCACTTTGGGCTTTCCATGCAACTGGACGGCAGTTATCCGCGCGGTTTCGGCTTTATACCCGGCTTTTACCGCCGCTCTTGCTTTAACCTGAAATGTGTCTGTATATTCGGGGTTCGTAAACAAATAAACATATCTGATTTCTTTGTCCGTTAAATCAAGGTCTTCAAGCCCCAAATCCTTAGCGCTTATTACTACCTTATCCGGCAGGGCGATCTCTTTCGTCTCTTTTTTGGACTTCGGCAGCGGTTTCTTAATTGCCGGTTTCTTTTCTGTGGCTGTCTTTGTTTTCGACTTCGGTTGTTTTACCGCCATTGACCTCTCCGCATTTATGTTGCCGATAACCTGTAACTAACCGTCCGTGTTCATTTACAATGGTTATTGACTCCGCATCCACTGTATATATTCCCTGCTCGGCGGCGACCCGCCTTGCTGCCGGTATATACCTTAATTCGACACCGCAATTAGGACACTCTTGCACTTACTTTACCCTTCATTGGGGTGCTGCTTTTTTCTAAGAGAGTTTTTATGCTTTGCCCTGCCCATGTTTGAATATAGGAAAAATGAGTAATCGCTCCGGCTTCAAAAACGAAGTAGAGAGATCCGTAATAATCGCTTAAACACGCTTTCTTTAATACTTCTTGTGGGTTAAAGTCAGATGGAACAGGAGGCGGCGAAAATTCAGGATTACTGTACTCCGAACAGTTCACGGGTCTGCCGTACTCGAAGCCCAGTTTAATTCCGCCGGTAAATCCTTCCTGTATTTTTTTGTCAATTAGACAGGATAATGACTCAGCGCTTTCTTGCATAAAACACGCCCTTTTTGGGTATGGCTAAGTCAGATCGCCTCCCAGTGATCTATTGCGCTGTCTGGTTTCTGATATATAATATAGCGTACTATTCCGTAATCCGTCAATAGATCAAACGGAAAATTCAGACGTCTGAATTTTTAATCTTCGTCATCATCGAACCAAAATCTTTCAGGAAGAAGATCATGAACCTTTTTATTAAGGTAGTAGGCTATTTCATATATTTTAATAAGCGACACCCTTGCTTTGCCACTCTCATACCCTGATAATGTTGTCCGATCCACTTTTAACAATTGGGCTAATTCCTCTTGTCTTAACTTCCTCTCTTTCCGGCACTCTTTTATATTCAGCCCAATGCGATAATATAACCTGCGACCGTCAATTTTTAACGGCGGCTTTTCGGCTACCTCATTCCCTGCCTCGATTTCTGACAGGTATTCGTCACTTTTCCGATATTTTTTAACCCACTTTAAGAGTGTTTGCAAGCCGTTTATCTCTTCAGTAACTCGCCGCTCGATTGCTGCAATGGAATATTTCATATTATTTCTTAAGGATTTAGCGCATTCCGCTTTTGTCTTAAAGGTTGTGTTATCATAAAGCAAATAGCCTTTATGGTCTGTATTCGGGTATTTGTAATCTTCGGTCTGCGTTTCATGAATTTTACCGTCTCTCCACATGAATACCGGCAGCGGATTTTCTATAACATCGTCTTTTGATATTATTTCTTCTAAAACCTCGCGCGGTAAATTTTCAATTTGCATGACAATAAAATTAATCTCGGAAGAATTGCCTATGCCTGTTATGGCTTTCACTTTAAGCGTATCAACATCCACTGTAATAATGTCATGCGCATACGGAGAGCCGACAGCAAGGTATGTGTCTTTGTTTTGCACAATGTAATTTGCTTTTATCAATTCCTTAAATCTTCTTACCTGCATAATTACTCCTTTTCAATATCCTGTTAATTTATTTAAGGCATCGAAATCATCAAACATCTTTTCTGCCCCTTTTATGCTTTTTTTAAGACGTTCAAAATCATGGCTTGCTACATTGTCAGGCAGATAATCCATGAAATTTTGGCTATATTCAACTTCTATTCTGTTTGCCAATTCAGCAATTTTACCCGCCTTTTCCGGCTGTGAAATAACCAGCATACCGATCCTTTCTCTTAATCCATCTCTTATATTTTTCAAATTATAAAATGTTCTTGTCATCTTTCCTCTCCTGTAATTAGATATTCAACGCTTGTATTTAATACCGTTGCAACTGCGACAGCGTTCACCGCATTCGGCACTTTCCTTTCAGCTTTAAACCATGAATTTAATGTGCTTTCATCAATACCCGCCTTTTTCGCTAATTCCTTTCTCGATAAGCCCATGAGATTCATACAGGCTAATATACGTTCCGCAAAAGGCGTTTTAATTCCTGGCTTTGCTTTTCTGCCCATTGCTCACCACCACTTCTCACCATTAAAATCACGGGCAAGGATTTTTTGTTCTTTTTCTTTCAGGTTGTTCAACATGGCTACCACCTCGTCTCTGCCATCGTTCACGCCTTTTTGCCAATATGCCGCTGTCATTTTTTCTAATATATCTACAAACTGTTCTGGTGTTATGTGCTTATACGCAAAGTCTTTATATTCATCAGGTACATATTCGGATATAAGACGGCTATCCTGACAATAAAAGCTAATTCTACCATCATTTTCTAACTGGATTTTATATTGCGATTTTTCAAACATTTTTATTTCCTCTCCGGCTGATTTAACGCCTGACCGCAATTAGGGCAGTAGTTAAATGTGGCGGCTTGCAAGTTTCCGCCATCGCCATATTTACGAACATCGTATTCACATTCTGAACAGGTATAAAAATCAACGCTTTCAATCCATGTAGGCTTTTTTTGGTTTCCGTATTTCTCTTCGCAATTACACCGGCGTTTATCGGACTCGGAACAAATAGGGCAAGCCTCTTCGTCAGTGGTAATAATTTGGTGATCGGGTTTGTTTATTTCACATTCCCATTTTTCATTCATAGTAGCGGCTACAAACTCTATAATGTTTTGAATATCTTTTGAGTAAAAACAACTGACATTTTTCTCTGGATCGTAAGGGCTTTTAACCCATTGACGATTTAAGTTTATTGACGCTGTTAAAATAACTCTGTCTGTACTGTCAACGATAAAATCATTATCAGCAGCTCTAAAAGGCGGTTTTAACAGTTCTTTAAGCGTTTGGTTCATCGGATACCTCATTGCACTTCCTGACATCTCCAACACCAATTTCAAACACAGGCGCACTATGTCCTTGAAATAAGACTGTTAATCTTTTTATCATCTCTCTACCCTCCAATATTAATATTTAACTAGCAACGCTAGATATAGATAATTTGCTTATAGCAAGGTGTTCTTCAACACGATCACTAAATCGCACTTTGTCACATTTAGGACATTTAAACGCAGGATAATCTTTCCAGTGAAGAAAAGGTAAAAACTCGCCTCTATCACTGCCTCCAGCTCTCATTGGCGCGGTTGTATTATCAAACTCACCTTCGTATCCGCAGTCGCATTTTAAAATTAGTGGTAAAGGATTAGCTTTCTTCATTCTCCGCTCCTTTTATTCCATGCTTCGGTTGCTATTTCTTCGGTGTCGTACTTATCAGCAGTAAGTGTATGCCCTGATTTTTCACACCTAACATAAAATGATATATCACGACCGAAGCCATCAGTATTCGTTGCTAGGTATGCTGTATCGCCACAAAACGGACAAGGTTTTAATTCTATCATTTCGGTCTCCATTCCTTCGGAGGTATACCAAAGGGAGTACAGGCGCAGACGATATAACAACGCTCATCTTCAATTGCGTTTTCAATACAATCTAATTCCCATGTATCATTAGGATCATCTCCATCAATGTAATAAACTGCGCCAGTCCATTCCTCGCCGTACTCTTCTTTAAACTGTTCCGGCGTTGGATATTTGCGGCGAAAATTTTCACATTCACCAACACATTTTTTAAGCCCGTTTTCAGTTACACATTTTGCTACTATGCCGTTTTTATCATAACAAGTCGCACTACAATAAAAATCTTTGTCAATTTCTGTTAACATTTTCAACCTCCAATGTACAAGTTATAACGTCATTATCATTAAATGGTATCGATATATTTTCACCGCTTGAAAGTAGCAACATAATCGACAGATTTTTAGATTGATAATCTTTTATTGATACAACGTTCCAATAGATAGTGTTATTTATTATTACTTTCATGATTACTCCTTATTTTCAGGCGGTAAAAGTTTTATACCGCAATGAGGACAGAAATTCGGAAAATCATCATCGGATAATTCTTCTTTATCCCAATTGCCATGTGGTTCTTTTTTACATATAGGACAGGTTATATAATAGCCAATAGTTTCTGTCCCGTTTCCCTGCCACCGCAGATTATCTTCTGTTATTTTAAGCGGACAGTCGGGGTGTCGGGTAGTTTCGTACTCGCGTATATCTCTTTTGAGCTTTATACATTCGTGGCGATTGTATCCATGTAAATCTCTGTACTTCGTTTGAACATGTAATTCACATTCCCTACACGACTGCGGTGTTTCTTCTAATTTATATGTTGCGCTCATAGCATTGACCTCCATTCCTTACAACACCATTCTAATTTTATTTATTTATCATCTTTACGACACAAATAACTTGCAGGCTTGCCTATCTCAAATGTTGAGTGGATACAATTTTTACACGATCTATTTAATAACTTAAAAATCAAACGATAAAACCAATTTATTATTTTCATGCTTCCTCCTCCGGCACATAATCATCAGGTGGCGGTTCGGGTGAGGCGGCGCAGACTACTGGAACATCATACCAATTTCCTCTTACTGACGCAGGTCGCCAACCTTCACTTTTAAACTTAACCCACACCGCGCCGTTCCACTTCTTCCCTGTGCGTTTTTCGTATTGCGAGGGAGTTTCAAAGTCAGGGAGTTCGATTAGTAATTTATCAAGATCGTCATTACCGCATATAGGGCAGTATTCACCATCATCCCAATGAATCGTGTTATCATCTTTAAAATTAAATTCTGTTTTACAGCTTTCACAATAAAATCTGCCAATTGGTTTGGCAAATATTCCATACATTTTAATCATTTTTTCTCCTTGTATTATTCTTTTTATTTGATATATATCTGACGTTCAATTTTTTCTATTACATTGAGCTTACTTTCTATTATCAAAAACTCTTTTATAATTTTAGACACACATGTCGGACAAATTGTAATCCAATTATTTTTATAAGGCTCAATATACCATCCTTTATCTCTTGCTTCGTGGAAAACTAATATACTATATTTTCTCCTATAGTTTTTTTTGCAATTATCGCAATATATAGCTGGGCTTTTAGTTCCTATCTTTTTAATCACTTACTCCCCCTTTTTCTTGTTGGTGTCGCCTTCGGGCTAACATTGATTAGTTTTAATTTGTCGAGATAATCATTAGGATTACTATGCCATTCATTCCATTCTTTAATTGCTCTATATCTAGTTGGTTCTGTAAATCCGTTGGAAATATTACAACTTAAACAAAAAATCTCGTAATAATAACCGGGCTTTGTTATTTTAGGATTCTCTCCACAATGCCTACATGGTATAGGTTTCATTTTGCCTCCTGTATAAGAACATAACCTGTACTATTAGGTTTAAACCTTGACAGCTTGATTCTGACTTTTCTTATACGCTTATTTCGTTCGCTGTTACATATTGCAAATGTCTCATTTACTTCAAGAACTGTTACGAATCTCTCGCCGTAAATATCTATTCTTTTATCGTTGTCTTTCCAGACTTGACCTACTTTTACCATTATTTTACCTCCTCTGCGTCTGCTGTTATAGAATCAAATGTAAAAAATCCATATTCTTCTTGAATCAATTGAATAGCTTCACTCTCTGCTTCGCTTTTATTCTCTGCCTTTATTTCATAATCTTTGAACGCTACACCTTTAACGCATACGTTATATTTCATTTCGCCTCCAATAATTCAGGGTTGTCATGGATATTGCCGATTACTACCGATTTTCCCGCATCTAAATATAATTCACTGTAATATGTTCTGCCATCTACATCACCAACAAAACGACCTTTATTGAATTCAACGATGCCAATATAATTGTCTTCATCATGAAAAATATCCCCTTCAAAAATCTTTACGCTGTTTTTATCGAGTAAGCCTGTGAATTCGCCAACGGTGTTGGGATCGATATCAACACAACAACTATTAAAATCACCATCTTCGTCCAACCCTGTGCATATACAGCTAATACAGGACATAAAATCACCCTCTACCCACTCGCCGTTATCAATTCGCTTTCCACGATAGATATGTTCTCTCATAATTGCTCTCCTTCATCGTCAATTTCCCCATATTCGTTATATTCGATGTCATCAACATAATTTTTATCTCCGTTCATTTGAAAAAACGCCTCTTTTATAGCTTTCTTTTCGTTTTCTTCAGAGTAACAACCTTTAACGGTAACGGTAACTGTTCCCTTAAAATGAACTTTGTAATCTGTATATTTTTCCGCTCTCATTTATGTACTCCTTAATTAAATTTCTATTTCAATTAGATTATTCCAACTGTCAATAACGCAGTGGGTTAAATATTTTCCTCTAGGTTTTTGTATGCCTTTTGGTCTCATTGGATAAGTCTTACAAAACTCTGCGAACCATATTTCGTCATCGGTGAAGGGCAGCAGACCGAAATTCAAATGCTGTTTTATTCTAGGTAAAAATTCTTTATGCTGCCTGTAAACCTCTTTCCAGTTAAGATACCATTTACCGTGAATTGTTATAATCATAATGTACCAGCCGTCAAAAAACCAATCGGTATTGAGTTTAAAAACGTGTATAAAACATGGTACTCTTTTATGGCAGTAACGCTTTTCCCTGATTATTGCATCCTGTTTCTTTTTCCTTTCTGCGTTGCGCTCGGCATAAGTATATTCTTTCCATTCACCGCCGAAATCATCTTTATACATATGAATTACATTTTTTGGCAGTTCTTCTTTCCACCATGTCCGCGCCCCTTCTCGTGTCATTATTGTCATACTATGCCTCGATTTTCCCAGATTTTCATTCTTTTACCCTAAATTATTAATCATTTCATTAAGGCTTATCGACATAGGAGAATTTGTATTTAATATTTCTCTCATTTGATTTATATAAATCTCTGCCTCTTCGGGTGTACATATTTCTGTAGGTCGTTCCGGTATAGCAAATTTAAGCTTTCGCCTTTCAATTTCATTATATATTTCGTCAGTATATTTTTCGAGAATTGCAGGATCGGGCGATTTATTAAAAGAGCGCGGATATTTTAATACCATTGTTTTTGATAACGCTTCTAAATAATCATCTGAAAAATTATTAAGATATTCAGTCATCACTTCTAAAAATACACCTGTGTATTTTTCTCCGTAATAATTTTCAAAAAAATCTAACAACCCTCTTACTGTCATTTGAATAACCCCCTTATTATTTGTTTTACTTCCGGCGATTCTGTTTTTGGAAGCGAATCTATAACCAATTCCCATATCCAATTAGTTTTTAAGCATCTTGGCGTATAAGTCCATTTGCCTTTATATTTGCCGTTGCATAATGCGTAAAAATGTTCTGTGATGTTTATAAATAATTCTTTAGGCATATTAGGCGCAATATTTAAGCATCTTGCAATTATGTCTTGTAAGCATTGAAACTGAATATTTTTTGAATATTCGTCTTGAAATATCATTGCTTTAATTGCCGGTTCTTTTATGAAACAGTCAAGCGCAGTATTATACAACGGCGTTGCTACCAATGCCACGCTATCGCTTAAAACATTTATTTTATTTATAACGCTGTTTATATACGAGCTTGATAAAATATTTGTCAAGGAATATCCTTTTTGCATTATCCAATTTTCACGTAATGCGCCGTTAATTATTTCTACAAGTTGAATCGGTTTTATATTTTTATCAAAATAATTTTTTAACAGCTTTCTTGACTGCCCCCAGTTTACAAAAGGGTCTTCGGTCTGCACTAATTTTTTAGAGTAAAGCATATCCCAGTTAGTCCAGTAGGCTTTTTCAACGAATTCAAAATCATTTTCGGGTTCACGGTCTCTAAGGCGCGGTTTATGCGGCTTGCCGCAAATTTCTTTACTCTTCTTTACTTTACTCTTCTTTACTTTACTTTGTGGGTTATTGTCTCCGTTTTCAGCCGATAATCCTGTTTCCGTAGCCGTAAACGGAGTTTCCGCACCCTTTAATGGCGATGAAATATCACTGTTTGTGTATTTTGCTCTTATTTCCTCAATGGTAATAATTACATTGTTTCTTTTATTATATGCGTCTTTTATGCTTTCAAGAAAAGCAGGGCAAGCAATAACCTTATGATTTCTCCATAATTCTTTATCGAGTTTTTCCGTTTTAACCATAAGTTCAATCATATCTATTACTTTTTTTTCATCAGTCATTAAAGTTAATGACATAAAATGCAATAAATCACTTTCATCTTTTATCTTATAATGATGATCTGGAGTAATAGCTAGGAATGAAAGCATCTTATAAAAAAAACCATAACCTTCTATTCCATACTTATTTTGTAAAACTGTTAATGTTTTTCCTGATTTTACAAGAAGTGGAAAATAATCTACATCATGTCTTTCAGGTCTAGCCATTTTTATTTATCCTCTCATTTTCAAGTTCAATAATGGTTAAATACCCTTCTTTGTTGTAATAGCGCCTAACAAGCCCGGTATCTATGTATATATATTTGCCGTATTTTGTGGGTTTTTCTAATATTGTATGACCGACATATACAGTATTTATTTCAGGAATATATAATGTCGGCGGTGCTTGCCTGTATGTCAAAATTGTATCAATGTACTTGTCAGAATTGTTTTCAATCTCTTCAAGGTTCGGGACCGCAGGAACAGCAGCATGAGCGATTAATACATCGCCTACTCGAATTATTAAAGGAAGATCGTCAATAGCAGTCAGCATTTCGTTAGCTTTTTCCGCTTCCATTTCATAAGCCCATGCGCCGCCGTTTTTAAGATGTCCGTCTTTGAAAACGTCTCTTTTTGGCGTGTCTGAATTCGCCATTAAAAACATACATTCATGATTTCCCAATACAGAAAAAAACCAATGCCGCCTCATGTAATAAGTTGCCATTTCAGAGCGTGGTCCCCTGTCAATAAGATCGCCGGTACAAAAAAGCCGATCAAATGTCTTGTTAAACTTGATTTTTTTCAATTCCGCTTCTAAATCATCGAAGCATCCATGAATATCGCCACAAACAAAATCACGCCCGAATTTGTTTTTTTCAAAATGCGATATACATTTCCAATTTTCGCCGGTCATAAAAATTCCCCTCCTGTAATTTTATGTATTTTGAATTCATAGACCCAAACAAATGGATTTTCTTTCCATGAATAAATGCCGTTTTTTCGCTCACCATTAATGCTGTCCCAAAGAATTTCAAATTCTTCTATGTATCGCTTATGATCAACGAGGCATTTCTCGCCGCCATATTTCATATAATGTGGTTTTTTAACTGCGCCTTCAGCAACGCAGTCTTCAGGGCTTATTTTTTGCAATCTTTCAATGCGGATTTTTTCAACTTTAAGAAATAGTCTTGCCGCTTCTTGTCTCATGTGTATTGACGGTTTCCATTTCCATTCTTTGGGATCGTAGTCTTCAAAATCACAGATAAAATTATCAGCAAAATAATGGTATTCAGGTTTTATTCCGGGTTTATTTATGTTACACCACGTTTCTCTAACCCATAAAATATCGCCAACCTCATAGGGTTTTACTTCTTTGTCTTCGCCTTCTTCGGTTTGTATAATTACTTTTGCATGGTTTCCAAAATACGTTGGGAAACCTTCCCATGTAACGAAGCGAATACATGGATCGTCTTTATCTGGCTGCGGTCTAATTACTCGCCTTGTCATTGTTTTGCTACCGTTAATAATCGCCGCTACCATTTTTGGACTAAAAATAATTGGTTTCATAATAATTCGCCTCCAAAAAGATCAATGTCAATATTTTTAAGCCATAAGACTTCAATTCGCTCTTTTTCAGTTACGCTGTCGCAATAAGTATTTTTTTCTTTTACAGTCCAATCTTTATAAAGTTCGTTGTATAACTCGCTATGATAACCGGATAAAATGACAGAGCCTTTTATCTCATGTAATTTTTTTGCCAACTCTATATGATCCTGCTCTGTCATTTCATAACGATAATCAGTTCCGGCATCTCTTACAGAAAATAAATATGGCGGATCTACATAAAACAGAGTTTGATCCGTATCGTGTAAATCAAATATTTCAAGAGCGTTTCTGTTTTCAATAACAACACCTTTCAGGCGGTCTATAAGAGCGTCTAAGGCTTCAGGATATGAAGCCCACACTTTAGCAGCGGATTTTCCGCAATACCTTGTATTTGCCCTGAAGCCGGTTGCTATTGATCCGTTTTCTGATATTTTTCCGGTTGCGCCGGTGTTTGCACGTCCCATGAAAGCCCTGATAACTGTCCGCCTTGCCTGTTCAATCGGATTGTCCGCCGGTTTATACGCCTGTAAATATTCATCTCTTGAAAATGGAGTATTTTCTAACAGTTTCTTTAATTCGGATCCGCTGTCTCTTGTTACCCGAAACAGATTGACTATATCGCTGTCAATATCGTTGTAAATTTCTTCATGGCATCTTGCTTTACGCAGCAGTATTGCGCCTCCGCCGCCGTATGGTTCGGCATAAACACGATGGCTAGGGATAAAAGAGATAATCCAAGGGGCGATTGCCCATTTACTGCCGTGATAACGGACAAGCGGACGTGTTATCATTTGATCAATCTCCAAAAAGCATCGTATTGGTTTTCGGAAATTTTATTACCTGTAAACGGCGGCTTAAACCATATTACGCAGTAATCGATCATGTTTTGTCCTTTTTGTCTATCGCCATTTTTATAGCAATGCGCTCTTGCGCTGTAGTTATAAACAAAAGAAGGTTTGTAAGTTTGATATATTTTGAATCTGCGTATGCTTGATAAAAAGGAAAGCCTGACAAAAAATATTACAGCGACATTCATTTTAAGAGCGTGTAATAAAAACTCTTCTTGAATATTAAACGGCGGATTCGTAAATATGGTTTTACAGCCTTCACATTTATTCGCTACGAAAAAATCAAATCCGATAATATCTATCTTGTCATCTTTGTAAGGGTATAAATCCGATGATTTTACATCGTAACCATGACTGATTAATGTTTTTGATATATCGCCTTGCCCTGCTGCTGGCTCCCATATTGGAGAAGGTATAATCATTTTATCTCTTTTAAGGGCAGATAAAAACCGCTCTATGTCTTTCGGTTCGGTTACATAAAGATCACGCCCCTCGATTTCCGCAAGCCGATATGTCAATCTTTGCATGGAAGTTAAATCTTTTTCTTCAATGATATTTCCAAATAAATCTATATCCGGCATAGTGCCTCCTTGATTCTGGTTAAAACAAATATTACGCATGGAAGAGCAAGGCTATTGCCTAACGCTTTATATCTTGCGCTGTCTGATATTTGTTTGTTGTTATAGCCGTATTCAGTCCAATAGTCCGGGAAACCCTGTAAGCGTTCACATTCAAGCGGTGTCAATCGGCGGACTGCGTAACCATGACGAACTAAATCTGAAGCATCTTTTTTGCCGTTACTTTTTAATGTTGAGCCGATTTCCGCCTCTTTATATTCACTATATTTTTGAAATGTGAAAACAGGGTTTATGTAATTCAGGCTTTGACCGCCATTTTCTTTTGCTTGTAATGTTGCGCTTAATTCAATATTTAACGCATTGTTTCTACAGTCATAAGCGATAACAGCCTCTTCATTATCTGTCATTATCAATGGCGCATTTCTACCGGTTGCATTGCTGTTTGTGTTTAGTGTATTTACAACTTCGCCAACCCTTACTTCGCCGCATTGATTTTGATGAACAGAAACAGGCAAGCAGTATAAGCCTGTCTTCGCTCCGGCTCCGCCGCCTTCGGCTTGCAATGTAACGGCTTTATCGGCGTTCATTTGTATTCGATCCGCTACACGCCCGAAATCTACTGTATATTGTTCAGAACAGACTAATGGCAAATTACCATGCGCCTCACTTCGCAAGTATGGCGCAATATCTTTGCTCTCTACGTTGATTCGCTCTCCGCCTTGATCGTCAACAATTATCAATCCGACATTATCACCGTCCGATCTTCCGCCTCTTAATGTTTGCGCTACATCACCTGTAATATTTTGATTATATCCGTCAACACCGATAACAGCGTTAGGCGGCATATTCGCCTGTATGCAAGGCGCTCGATCTTCAGCATATTCTATTGTTCCACTTGCGCTTCTGAATCCGTTAAAACCTGCTGCTTTAACGCATTTTCCAGAATCTTCGGCAACTCCTTCCCTCGGCTCTTCGCTCTCCGTAATATTCCCAAACACGCCGTCCGGCTTAAAAAGAATTTCGGCGGCACATTCGCTTGCAAAATCTGCGATAAGAAAGATTCTACGGCGGCGTTGGGGGACTCCCCAGTATTGGGCATCCAAGACACGCCATGCAAGCGACCAACCGTCTCCCACAATGGTTCCAGCATATTCCCAAAAAGTGTCTTTGTTTGTGTCTCTTGCCGGAGGTCTAGGTATTGAAATATGCCCCCCCCCATTGACCTTTGCGATTTCTTCAATGACGATTCTAAAATCTTCTCCCTTGTTTGAGGAAAATGCTCCGTGTACGTTTTCCCATACTGCGAATCTAGGCTTAACTCCATTTGTTGCATAACGCATCTCCTTAATTATTCTTACGGCTTCCATAAACAGACCCGAACGCTCGCCGCTTAATCCTTCTCTGTTACCTGCAATAGATAAATCCTGACAGGGCGATCCAAAAGTAATTACATCAACAGGCTCTAATTTTTCGCCGCTTAATATTTTAATGTCCCCAAAATGTTTCATATTCGGGAAGTGTTTTTTTGTAATGCTTATTGGAGCGGCTTCGATCTCGCTTGCCCATAAGGGAGTGATACCGATTTTCTCTGCGGCAAGTGGGAATCCGCCGATACCGTCAAACAGACTGCCTAATGTCATGTTGACACCTCATTGAATAAACCCATTTCATCAGAGATACGCTGTTCGGCGATTTTTATATATTCAGGATTTAATTCGCATCCGATATATCGCCGAAAGTTTTTTACAGCGACTACCGCCGTTGTGCCGCTGCCAAGAAAAGGATCAAGTACAATTCCGTTTTCCGGGCATCCGCATAAAATACATGGCAAAATAAGTTTTTGCGGAAATACTGCAAAATGCTCTACTCCTAGTGATTCAGTAGGTACAGTCCACACATCTCTTTTATTTCTGTACCCTGTTCCTGCTGTTTTTGAATTTATATTTTCCTCTTTTCTTTTTTGTATACTTGCGCTATGCCATGCGATTTTATCGTCAACAATAGATTTACCGCGAAGCAAACCAATATCTTTATTTTCGATTGCTATTTCTCTAATCGCCGTATTATCAAAATAATAATTTTTAGATTTACTAAATAAAAATAAATACTCATGTGATTTTGTACATCTATCAGTTACACTCTCCGGCATCGGATTCGGTTTATGCCATATTATGTCTTGCCTTAAATAATAGCCGTCTTCACGCAATGCAAACGCTAACGCCCAGGGTATACCGATTAAATCTTTCGCTTTAATTCCTTTATAAGTTTTTCCCTGCGGTAAATTTGGTTTATTGATTGTTCCTAAACTCGTTCCCTGTTTACAACCTATAGTAGCATCAGGGTAATGTGCGCCGCCGTTACCGCTTCCGGCGTATGTGTCTCCGATATTTACCCAGAGAGTACCATCATCTCGTAGCACTCTTTTTACTTCTCTGAAAATGTCGACCAATTTTTGTATATATGCTTCGGGCGTTTCTTCTAACCCTATCTGGCTATCGTTACGAATTGCGCCGCATTTTCCGCAAATAGTTTTATAAAATGTTGCCGCCCCTATGGTTGACAAGCCCCCTTCCAATCCCCGGCGCGGGCGTTCATCCCTATTTGAATTATTAACATGATTACATTTAACATCGCCGCCTATCCATTGCGCGGTTTCATAATCACGAAGACCGAAATAAGGCGGAGACGTTACGCAACAATGCACATAATTATCCGGCAGCATTTTTAGAGTATCTATATTGTTACCGGCTAATATGTGATCAACTATCACTGTTTTTTCTCCTTTGTCATGCTTTTACAATCTCCTTATATCTCTTTGACATTGCCGCCGGTCTTTGATAAACCCACGCGAATTTTATCCAGTCTGGATCTCTATATCCTGTATTATCCCTGTACAGCATGGCGTAAGGCATAAAACCAGCTTTCATTGTGTCAGTTATTCGAGATTCCGCTTTTTCAAATGTATCACCTTGATAGCCCATTAGCACATAACAGCGCAGATTTTGAGACCGGGTATTAAAACCATTTTCAAATAATAATTTTCCTGCTTCAAATAGCGGCTCTTTGTCATCGGCGGTATCGTATGCAAAAAACACTTCTTTCGGTTTTAACTTAAATAATTCTTCAACGTGCCATTTCTTTAAATTTTTTGCTTCAAGTCCGCCGGAAAATATAGGGCGTTTTTTTTGTCTTGCAAGCATCGCAAAAACATTTTTAATATGAATGTCAGAGCATGATAATAAATTATCATCTAAAACATTATAGCCGTCTGTTATCGGTAATTCACGCAAATCACCTTCGCGCTTCCACACGCTACAAAACCAACATTTATTCGGACAGCCTCTTGATGTTATGACATATCCTTTTTTAAGGTACATTCCCGGAATAAAATCTTCGCCTCGCTGATTTAATGCGGGACCGCCGATCTCTGTTGGCGCAATTTGATTCCACTCTTTATATAATCGCTCTGCTTCTTGAATATCCCAAGTGAATGTTACAGATATATGAACTTTATCTACTTCTATTTTTTGAGAAAATAAATCAGGGCTTCCGATAAAAGCTAGAGCATCAATAGGAGTAGCGTTATTACGTCTTGGGAATACTCTTGCTATTTTCAATTTGCGACCGCCTTCTTTTTTCTTTTAGATGTTTTTTTGTTAAAAAGAAAATTGCTGTCTCTTTGTTTTTTCAATTGATTATTTTGCTTTGCTGTTACCATTATCAAATTGTCAAGAGCGTTATTTATCCTGTCTCCGTCTTTGTGATCAATTTGCATTTTAGGAAATATCACGCCGTAAAAAGCGGAATAAATAAACCTTGAAACAAACCAATGAATCCGCTTGCCGTCATCTCTTGTTAATTTGACTTTCATGTAGCCGCCGTTTTGATGTCCATCCGAGTGTTGATGCATATACTCACCGGTTTTTACATTGAGAATCATGCCGTTTTCTAAAGCTTTGTATCTTGTATAATCTTTAAGTACCGCTTCTCTCATAATTACTCCTTATAAAGTACAATCGCATTGACTGATAGCTTCGCCGCAAACTAGACAGCGTGGCTCGCCTCTCATATAATCCCAATTCTTGTCTTCTTCATAATCATCTTCTTCATCTTCTTCAGTACACACTTGCCTCATTCCATTACAACCATTACATTCATTTAACAAATCAATTTCACATCTCATAATTCTTTCTCCTTATCCCACGGAAATTCCTGTATCAACGGCTCATCCCATATCTTTGGTTGTACCAAAATCATCTCACCTGTTTTCTTATCTTTTCGCCACACTTCTTTGGCGAGATTATTTTTCATAAACACCGGCACGTTCTTTTCACGGCAGTAATTGACGATGTTTTCAATCCATTCTTTTTTAGGGATTATTTTGTCTTTGCGGTTGCCTGTTTCCGCACCGATGATAATCCAGTCAACGGCAAATCCATATTTTACAGTTTTTTCAAAATCGCTTTGTATTGGTTCTATACTTAAAAACGTGTTATGGTTTTTAGAATAAAAATACATTGATTCTGCATTTATAACTGTAGTACCAAACCAAAAATTATCTGGTACTTTATATTTAGATAAAATGTCGTTATATCTCTGTGGATTCTTAGTTAAAAACAAATATCTGTGCTGCGGAGCTTTACTACAAGCCTCAAACACCTTTTCAATCCATTCGTCAGGAACCCACGCGCCGAACAGATCCGCCATAGAACATACGAATATATTCTGCGGCTTTTTTATCTGCGAAGGTTCATTGAGGCGGTATGCGTGGAAGGTAGGATCAAATACATAAGGGTAAGGCGCATCTACATTATGAACAGGTTTATATCTATTCTTCCCTGTAGTATGCCGTATCATCGGTTCATATATTTCATGGATATTTCCGTTACCGCCAAAACTGCGCAGTTTTTCGTCTGACCAATGACCTCCGAATCTTCGTGCTATATCCTTTGCGTAACAATAAGGGCACTTATAAAAACACCCAGTGACAGGATTCCATGATCTATCACACCAATCAATTTTAGTCGGATTCATTTATTTTCCGTCCTTATCATAACCAAGTTGTAATCTTGGCATTTTTCCTGTAGCGGACATATCTTTTAATTTTGGCAATATATGATCGCTTAAACTTTTACCGTCCGGCATAATTACAAACGCCATAAATTCTTTTTCGATTGTGCTTATACCGCACTCGATGGCTTCCAATTTCGCTTTTATCGCCAACAGTAACGCCCTCCATCTTTGGCGGATCGCTTGCACATGGGCTTCGTTGGCAGCGGATTTTTTTCTTGATCTTCCGGCGCTTGTTTTAATAAAATCATTGACATCGGGAAGTTCTACGGTGAGTTGGATCATAAGATTATTGATCTCAAACATTACATGAGCTTTACCGTCCTCCTCCATAACGCCGAATTTTCTTGCGCCGTATTTCCGCAATGTTTCTCTTATATCGCTTTGTGTTTTCTCCGGCGATACTGTTGTATTACTCGCATACTGTCCCATTATCTAATCCCCCTTATCATAGGATTTATATATCGAACGCCCTCTAATTCGTGCCATCGGCGTATTACTCTTGCTCCGTAACCTGCTGACGATTCAGGCGGTCCCTTTGCGCTGATAAATCTTGCATATCCGCAGTTGTAAGCGACTGCAACCGCCCAGTATGTATTTAACGCCTCTTTCCGCATTAAGTTTTTTATATGTTGGCAACCTGCCCGAATATTCGTCTCTGGATCTTGCCAATTTCCGTTATACCAAGAGGAATTTAATTGCATAATTCCGCGGTCAATCGTGCCGTCTTCGTTCACATATTGCGCTAACGGATCAAGTCTTGAATTTTCCTCTAAGGCAATGGCAAGCGCGAAGTTAGGCGGAATTCCTACTTCGGCGGCGATTGTTAGAATCAGTACAACAAAACAATCAAACATTTTCCCTCCCAGTTTCATTTGTCAGTTTCCTTCCTGTTTACAATTTTTGTTTCCTTGCAATCGGCACAATGAAATGTCCGAACCATACTACCGGTTGACATTAATCTCATGGGCTTTTTGCATTTCGGACAATCAGGCTTTTTAATTTTTTCGTTCATAATTTATCTCCTCTGGTACATAATCATCTGGTGGTGGTTCGGGTGAGGCGGCGCAGAGAGCAAAGTAATCACATTTTTTCCCATCTAAGAAATCTAAAGCATAAGCCTTCCACTTTTTGTCAAAAAACCTATACTTAAACCACACCGCGCCGTTCCATTTCTTGCCTGTGCGCTTTTCATATTGCGCCAGAGTTTCAAAGTCAGGGAGTTCGATTAGTATTTCACCACATTCTTCTCCGTTATCCTCTAACATCGTGCAATAGCCGGTTGTTAGCTTTTCACCGACCACATATTCACTTTTACATTCAGGACACCAATGTTTCATTTATTACTCCTTTCTCCTCATTTGTTCCCGCCTCATATCTTCTATTTAATACAAAATAACCGTTACGCCCAAAATCACATTTACGACACGTTGACCGGATACATTTTCCATTTTCACGGAAGGCGCATTTTTCGCAGTTTGGCATTGTTGGCGGATCGAGCGGATAATTTACAAACTCAACATCATAAATAAATGTTACTTTCATTATTTTTCATCCTTTCTATGTATGTAACAAAGCTCTTGCCAATTTATTAGCTCTTTTAAACTTCCCTCTTAAATGAGGATAAACTCTCAAAAAATAATCGTCTCCCTTTTCATGGATTGTCGTGTGTTCATCATGCGTAAGTGATAGCCAATTCCATGCTTTGTCTTCCGCTGCTTTATTGCTCCCTCTTGTAACGATATGATGCAAAACGATAGCACCGCCTCTTCCGCTTGATTCTGATACTGTATGTTTCTTCCGCCATTGAGCTTCTGTTAATAATTGTGTACATTCAATATCCGAATAATCAGAAGGGTCAATTTCTAATTCACCTCGCCATTCGTGATAGCCTTGTAACGCATCTATGACAGTGGATTGCTGTTCTGTTGTAAGTTCGCAGTATTGCGCTAAATGAGAAATCAAATTGTCAATAAAATATGCGGCTTCGGCGGAATTTGCTTCGGAAATATGAACGGGACGCAATTTCCCGGTAATCTTAGATGGTTTTTTTACAGCGTATTCATCAAGCAGGTCAAGATAAAGCGCATATTTTTCATCTTCGTCCGGCAATCTTCCTTCCAATGATTCATGAATCGCAGTAACTAAAACCCATACACTGGAATTCTGTTTGACTGTTCTTTTCTGATAACGCAATTCCATTGTTGTTTGCAAGAAATATTCTTTTTTATTTCTTTCTTGCCATTCTGTTTTTTTTCTAAAAAGTTCTTCAATAAGATTCTTCCCGCTCTCGTTTACCGCTTTAAGATAGACGTGTCCTTCGTGGTATGTTGCGTGAACAGAAAGATTTATTTTTTTCATGCTTTTTCTCTTTCAAACAAGTCTTCAAGCCTCGCCGCTTCGTCATCTTGAAAAGCCGGATTTTTTTCGGTAGTGGCTGCCGGTTTGCTTGCCGGTTTTTCGGGAGTTGGTTCTTTGCTTTCGGTTTTTGTTTCCGCTTCTTGCTCAACTGTTTCTTCAAAATCTTCAGCATCGGAAATATTATCATCAGCGTTGTAAGAAACAGCGTCAACATATTGCACGTTTTCATAGTCAATAGGCTTACTGAAATCTCTTATAACGGCTTGATCTGCCATATTAGCAGTTTGCATTGTTACAGATAAAATTCCCCATTTTGAAATAAGATTTTTTAACGGTGTTTTCGCATACATCGAGTGCGGATCTTTCTGCCACAAGCTATTAGGATTCTTGAATGATTTTGAGAACCTTTTACCATGCGCTTGCAACCTGCTCATTGACCAATATTCGATTCGCTCAAACCCATTTAACAGGCGGAAATATGCGGCATATCCAATTATTTTGTCGAGATTTTCCCGCTCTCTATATCCGTTTGCTACAGGGTGTATTTTAACCTCACCGGTTATAATGTCGTATGATTCAAATTCGTCTTCATAAACCGGCGTAACATTTATTGTTTTATATTGCCCTGTACGTAGCGCAAGCTGAATAAAACCCTTATACATGATCTGGAATTGAGCAAGAGATACCCATGTTTCTTCTGTTACCTCTTTGCCGTCTTTCATAACCTTCTTTTTAATTTTAGTATTGTAAGGAACTATCGCAGCAAAACCTAAATTTGAATCAATAGGCAGATCAAGGGTTGCCGCTACCATTGCCGATGACAATATTGATTTTTGATCGCATTTAGACAATTCAGGGTTTTTCTGCGTAGCGTTTAACACTGACGCAAGGAAGGAAGGGGCTTTTTCTCCCATAACTTCCATAAACCTGTTTTTAACATAATCAGAGTTGATTAAATCTTTTAAACTCTGAACCGGCGAACGTTCTAAGGCTCCGCCTTTTTCGTTTTGATCACTTCCGTCTGTTTTCATAATATCCTCCTAAAATAATTTGCCTTGCCTTGCAAAACAGCGCCAAACATGGCATCACTACGCATTGCTGCTCTTCGCAATACATTACAACGCAACGCAACGCGCCACATTGATTTTTTATCTTTATTCCCTTGCCTTGCTAAACTTCGCATCACAACGCCAGAACTCGCAATACCTAACAACGCTGTACACCGCTTTGCTCCACAGTACAATACACAACATTGCAACATTATTTTTCCTCTTCCCATTTTGTAACAATAAATCTGCCAAACGGACCCTTTCTTGCAGGGCGAAAATCACCTAACCCGACTTTTGATCCTGCGTCATCTACCAAGAGGCGGACAAATTTCGGATTAAACATCGCTTCGTCAACGGCAAGCGTGAAATCTGTTTGCCAAACATCTAATCGCGGTCTATGGCACATAATCCGACCGCCGGTTGACGGAATAACAACGCTTCGGCTGTCAACTTCAAATTCTTTTGTGTTTAACGGACAGACAATTTCTTCGATAGTTATTCCGGCAGGAATCAAACTTGATTTTTGTGTAGTTACTTTAGTTTTTCCTACTTTATGGAAAGAGCCAGCCGCAATTAAACAGGCAAATATATTCGGTCCCGGTATATAAAGATTTCCTTCTCCATCGCTGTATGTTTTTGGCAGTGCTTGATCTCGCGGTGTACCTTTATTACCAACCGAAACAGACGATGTTCCCGAAGATACTTTGATCTCGTTCGCTTCAGTAAAACGATTCATAATTAAAGGCGTTTTACCCTGTATTGAAACTTTTATTTTCATTTTTTGTTCCTTGATTTTAACCACAAGACTTCATATAACCGCCTTGTGGCTTTAATATCTGACATTGCGCCGTGCGCATCTGCGTGTTCAATGCCGAGCGCTTTTGTCATTGTTTCGAGTTTTTGATTTTTCGTTTTAATTTTTAACTGTGGCGCAAGCTGTTTTACTACATCAAAAACATCTATCAACCTTCCGCTAAAAAAGAAATTCATATCAATACCGCATCTGTCAAAAAGTGCTTTGACATGACCATAATCAAAACCGCAATTATAACCTGCGAAAACGAATTTATTGTCAGCGTCAGCATGATCATTCATACCGTTATACGACCATTGGATTAACCAATCGGCAATTTCTTTCATAACAATTTCTGCCGATGGGTACGATCTTATTGTTTCCTCTGACACGCCATGAACTTTATACGCGCCTTCGTGAAACAGTATTTGATCATTCAATGGGTTTAAGTGAAATTCCTTTTCGCCTACAAGAACATGAGACATTTTTCCGTCAATTTCTTTATCCTGATATACCAATATTGCTATTTCAAAAGCTGCGGAGTTAGTCGGATCAATGCCGGTTGTTTCAACATCACACCATACTACTGTCATCATGCTGTGTTTCCTCCAAAATCTTTTTTGCTTCTTGCTTGGCTTGATACCATTGGTTATACGCTTCGGGAAATGATAGTGCTTCGTATTCTTTATACTTTGTCCGACATAATGTTGTACTAACTCTAATTCCTTCCTGTGGCTTTTCTGTCATGGTTTTACCATCCCAAGCAAGATATAAATTACCTTTTCTTAAACAGAATAATTTTGTTGACTTGTATACTTTACCCATTGGATATATTTTCCTTTCCTCGCTCTTTAATCATTGCGTCCGCAATTAAATATGCAGTTTTCGCAAATGCAATTAAATAATCAGGGTCCGCCGATAGGTTATTAAAATCTTCACAGGTTTTAGGCGGTATAATTATTGCGGTCATTGCCTTTGCTGCGAAATAATCGCGTAACGTCATACCATTTTGGGCTTCATTGTAGGAACAACCAATATTATGAGTGTGTCCTATAGGTCTTGGAAATGCGAATTTGTCTCCTTTCTTAATCATTTTGTTACAACCTCGCCTTCTTTTATGTAAATGATTTGATCTTCCAACTCTTCGGGGAGTTCTGCGACTTTAAGCAAGATTACCAAAAAGCCGGAAGTTTCCGCCCATTTTGAAATTGCGCCGGTTGTATTTGCGTCTAACGATTCCCCGTTGTCCACGACTAATATTTTCAATTCGCCGGAGAAACGTGCGCCGAGCATGAAAAACACCTGTACGCTTTCAGCGGTTGACCAGTTGCCTTCATCGTTTGTATCTGTCACGCCTCGCAGTGCGCCCTTATAATAAAGAGCGTTGTCTTCGCCGATTTCCAAGTCTTTAACGCCAAGATTCATTTCCGCAAGTGTTGTTTTTCGCTTTGTACGGAGTGTTTCAATTTCTTCAGTGAGTTTGTCGTACTGTTCAGTTAATTTGTCATGCTCCGCTTTTTTATTCAGGTAGTCATCATAGGCTTTCGCAGCGGTTTCAAGTTTTAACCATTCTGACAATTCATTGTTAAATGCGTCTACATCGCCCTGCGTGTATTGTTTCTGTTCTGCGATTGATTTTTCTGCCGATTCAACGGTTTTTTCCAAAATTGGAATAAGCGCATGAATATCATCAACAGAATTAAACCTGCATTTCGCCCGGATAATTTCTTCGGCTTTGTCGAGCGTTGACCGAAGCCATTTAACATAACCTGCTGCTTCGTCTCTTCTTGCGGTGAGTTCGTCTGCCGGTTTGGGGTGCTGCGCTTCGTCAACAGGCTTTATTTCGCCCATTTTCTTTTTATCCCTGCCGATTTCTGTACGGAGCTGCTCTTTTGATTTTGTTTCATCGTCAATTTCTTTGATTTTTTCAGAGATACCACAGCGTTGTTTTAATAATTCAATGATTTTTGTGTCAGTCATTTTCCGCATCGCCCATGGGAACTCTAAACCGCTGCTGATGGAATTAAGAAATTCCCTTACACCGCCGGAAACATTTACATACCGGCTTGTAGTTTCGTCAAGACGCTGTACCGTCTGCTTTACGGAATCAGACAATACAGTCCTGATTTTTAATCCGTCATCGGTATAGCCGATAATTTCTGCGGATTTTTCGCCATGACTTATCATGCCGGGCGTGTACGCTTTTGTACCGTTCATTGTCAGAGATATACTCTGCGCTAATGATGTTTTTCCGCTCTTGTTTACTCCCTGAATTACCTGTAATCCGGGACCGTGAAAATCAATTATTGCTTGTTTTATTTTGCGAACATTTTTGATTTCTAGCCGTTTTAATAACATTACGCTTCCCCCCTTAATTAACCATGCGCCCGATGTCGCACATTCCTTTTTTACCGTCTGATGCGGCAACTTGTTCGGGTTTCACAGCATCTTCAAGTATCTCGATACGCCCGACATCAAAAGCACGGCTTTCCGGTATTTCGTTTTTTCCTTCTAGTATGCGCGGCTGGATACTGTAGCTGTCGCAACCTGTTATGTGGTTGGCATAGCAGGTGATAATTCCCTCAAACCCGGTAATTTTGTCTCTAGCACGTTTCCCGATGTTTTCTTTCATAATTTTCACTCCTTAAAAAATATTTATAATTCCCTAACAGGGAATATTTACGCTGTCCCCGCAATATTCTTTCTCTTCTGCTTCAAGTTTTGCTATTTGATTTAATTCAACCAGCCTTGCCTTTTGATCTCCAATATGTACTGACAAAACCGCTTTTGCCATTGTCGGTTTAAGATGATAAATTCTGTGTGAATCTCTATTGGAAAAACTCGGTATACCTAATTCGTAATAGTATTCTCTGTTCGTTAAATCGCTTCGATCAAACGTATTTTCATTTCTCTCTTTTTCTTTTTTCTCTTCATCCTCAATTTCTTTTAGAATTTTTTCTGCATTTATAATTTCTGAATAACAGTTGTAAATATTTCTCGCCGTTTGCTGTTTAATCATTTTTTTCTCCTTTTGTTTCCTCTGTGTTATTTGATAAAAGTGATTTGATATTAATTTCAGATAGATCGCTTGTAAGATTAAAGCGGTCATTTTCGAGTTTCTTTATATCGCTATTCAATGCACATATTTGTTTTATTAATTCTTCGTTTTGTGGAGTATCTTTATAAACCGTTCCAGTGTACTTAAATCTTTCTTTTGCTATAGTTGCCCAAATTTCGCCTTTTGCTGTAATTGATGTAACGGTAATTAGCTTGTAAGTATTACAATCGTAACTATATTCCCTTTTAACAATATATGCAGTGAACGGCACAATTTTGGAAGATTCTCTTATTCTCCGATCAATGGCTTCTTTTGCTTTTTTGAGCGATTCATAACTCTTTGATAATTCGTAACAACGCCATGTATTATCATCTTCATCGTAACGGATATCAAAATCTTTATATTCGATTTTTTCAATATTCAATTTACACCACCTTCTTTGCGGTTACGGTTAATCTGTCTGAAGGGGTAACTTTGGAATATTGATCATACAGACCGGCATCTTTCAGGGCATCACTGTCAACACTACGTCTGTCAAAAAAAGACCATGATACTGAATATTGATCGCCGGAAGCGGAAAGTTTACGCTCTGTTTTACTTGGCTTCGCTCTTGCTATTAAACTTGATTTAAGCTCGATTTTAACGGCTTTGTCTTCTTTTTCAAGCGGCGCAATTTGCTCTTTCAAATGACAGATTTTTCTGCACATATTTAATTCATTGGCTGTGAGCGTTAATGGCGCAGCGCAGCCTTCGTACATTCCTGTTATCATGTCATCTTCGGCAGGGATGCCGACCGCAGGGGGACGGTTTTCGGGGATTACGTTTTCGTTCCAAAACTTTGTTTCAACGGTCAGCATTTTTACAATAAATTGATCATTGCGGAAAATTACATAATCTTTGATTTCTTCGGTATCAAGGAAACAGGCGGAAATAACAAACCATTTTAAACCTAAAACGTACATATAATGTTGTACTTGCGCAAAATACGAATCGGGAATTTCATCTTCGTTAAAATCATAACCATACTTTGATGATTTGATTTCAAGTCCACCAAAACCGGCAATTTCTTTATCGTTGATGATAACAGGATTTTCCGCATATATTATGCCGTCTACGTTAGCCGACATATAATCGAAATCGGGTGAGTAGAACATATAAGGAACTGTAAATATTTTCAGTTCGGGATGCGCTTCGGCAAACCAATTTCTTATAACAGGCTCCAAGAGTTTACCTCTCTTCGCCGCCGGACTCATATCAGCAGATTTGTCTTTGCCTTTTTTCTGCCAATAAATAGTATTAGGGCTGCCGTATTCGCCGTTTAAGAGCATGAGGCTTCCGGCATCCGAACCGCCGATACTGTTTCGGCGCAATATTAACCAGTCTTCATAAGTCATTGTGTCTGTCTGTATTGTTTTACAGCGATCAAACAATGGCTGTAATTGCTCATTCATAATTTCCTCCAATCAAAAAATTTTCCTTGCGGAATATGGGAGCGGTGAGATTCGAACTCACACTTCGCCAATGGGATACTGCACGACCGGATCATTTAGCGTCTGATCTGGACTGCGCGGACATCATGCAGCGCCTTAGTCGGTTGCGTTTGCCAATTTCGCCACGCTCCCTAAAATCGGGGGTGAGCGATTCAACTGGAACCCACGCCCCGACCTGCCGTTCCGATATAGCTACCTTCGTTACGGCTTTTATAATTTTTTCGCATTCATTTTTCAATTTCTTCAGCCAGGGCGTGGAATAGGAAATCCCCTATTAAACCTCATTTCCCATCTTTTATCTCTTATTTTTCCCCAATGGGCAGGGCAAACAAAACCGTTTCGTTTAACGGTTTTTGTTACACATTTTGCCAGTAATATTTCAATTTCACGCCAATAAGCGAAATAATTAAAATATATAAGCAAATACACAAATACCATTACGCGATTACCTCGATTCCGGTAACAAGTTTTTTGATAAACTCGACAATGCTGTTCATTGCTTTAATCGTCCATGCGCCGCCGTCTGCCTCAAATAGCGCAACTGTTGGCTGTTCGTTGCTGTCAAGGCGGACGCGCAAGAGGAATTCGCCTTCGGGCTGTTCAATTTCCCGGAACGTTCTGTAAGGTGAAAGATTTACAATGGCTTTCAATTCTTCCGTACCTTTTAATGCGCCCGATACGCCTCTTTTTACGCCGACCTTTTGGGTAATTCCGTCATCTTGCGTGTCGATCTGCGTTCCGCCGGTCAACTTCGATGCGTATTCGAGTACATAATCGAAATCGTCATTTTCTTTTTTTACAAAAAGAGAGCGGAACATGATCGCAAATTCTTCTTGGGAGAAAAACCTGCCGAATGGGTATTTTATTAATTCGCTGCTTATTGTTGCGGAAATAAGAGATGTTCGTTTTTTTTCTTCTTCATCGTATGCTGATATAAGATCAACAGATTCATACGAGTTTACGATAATAAGGTGAGGCTTGCCTCGAATTGCTTTGTCAATGTCATTGTTAATGAACTGACAGAAACCGCGCAGGTTATAAACGGTAAGCGTTTTGGGCTTTGGGTTGAATATGACAGGCGTCAGGTTTACGGCGGTATATTGCCGACCGTCAGCTTCTACTGTCATTCCATTTTTTACCAATTCTTCAATTTTGTTAATTGCTTGTACGTCATCCATGCTAATTAACCTCCTTTAGCTGTTGACTGCCGCAGCAGGAAACTTCCTGACATTCGGCGCATCGTCTTTGTCTTTAAGACCGGGCAATTCCGGTCCCGGGTCATCGTCATAAGCAGCAAGCTTCCCTGTTTCGCTGTCCCTGTCGAAAAACAGGAAAGATTCTGTAGGCTTGATTTTTGCAAGTGATGATGACACTTGAATTTTGATCTCGCCTACCTTTCTTGTTTTATCCGGCTTCAGAGAGACCTTAATCGTTACCGATCTCTCCTGATTCGGAGCGGTGTTTTGGTCTTCGATGTTTGCAAGAACTTTGTTGAGTTCTTCATCAAACAGTTCTAAGACGGCACCGTTCTGAATCGTGTCTAATTGGACTTTCTTCATTCCAACCTCCATATAATTAGGCTATGCGCCCGAATTTACCGAGTTATTTTTTCCGCCGCTTCTTGATGCGCTTCCAGCGGTTCCAGTTATTGAAAATCCATATTCCTAAGAATCCGATAATACCGATAACGGTCATTATTAAAAAAATCATTCTGTCTCCTTTATTACGAAAGAGCCGAATTGCGGATCGAAACTCTTATTCATTAATGGGTTATTTTCTTTAACCGATCCGCTGTACCCGATCATGAATTTGATCCAGTCGACCGCCTGATTTTTTGTCGCTTTGTTATCAGGTATCTCAATATCAAATTGAACATTAAATTTCACACAACCCTCCCCTATTCACAATAAAAATTAATTCTGAACGGCTTCCTTATGTTTTTCAGGTTTGTACTCAATTTCTTTTGCAACGAGCAAAATCCTTGACTGTTGTTTTCCTTCGGCGTTGTTCCATCGTTCTTGTTTTAAACGCCCGTACACACGGACACCGCGTCCTTTCTTTGCGTATGTCTGACAGTATTCGGCAATTTCGCCCCAAGCTTCCACATCGAAGAAACTTGTTTCTTGTTCTTTGTCATCGCCCTTGCCGTAATATCTGTTTACAGCGATTGAAAAATTGCAAATAAGCGTTCCGCCCGGCGTACTACGGTAGGCAGGATCTTTTGTCAGGTTTCCTTCTAAAAAGAATTTGTTTAATGGGTTCAAAATAATTTCTCCTTAAAATGGTATGTCGCCGAATTCGCTGTCTTTGACAGTGTAGTTTTCATCGGTGTCAGCTTCGTTTAACGATTTGCCAACTTCAAAAGACGGATTATCAGTTGCCGGAGCAGTAATGGCGGTACATTTTTCAGCGGCTTCAATAAAAATCTTTCCTCTGATTGGGAACTTTTTACACATAGTCTTAACACTATTTGTTTCAAGTTCCATTTCCTTTGATCCGAAGCGTGTTGCAATACCGATACTGCTGTATGGTAATTTTTCATAACGGTCTGATATTGATTTGTGTAATGATTGCAAGGATCTTCTTGATTTTCTTAAATATTCGTTGTAATCGTTATGCAATTTTTTTTCGTCTTCGGTGTATTCGATTTCAAACCATGACAATTCGCTGATCATTGTTATATTTTCAGGCAGAGCTACAACCGTATCTTCGTCAAGAAAAATATGACTTTCCTTCGAGTTGATTACTTCGCCTGTTTTTACTATTTTGTCGCTGATGTCCATTTCCTTCGGCTGTTCGATTATGACTTCAAGCCCTTCATAACGATTTTTGAAATAGTTAAATACGTCTGAATAATTAAAAATATCAGACACATTAACAACCGAATGGCTATGTTCGCGGAATTTTCCCTTGCGATTTTTTGTACCAATCTGCACAAAATAAACTCCCATGATTTAATCCTCCTTATTGTTATTTGTCGCTCCGCCATGAGCGAGTTTGCCGATTTCATTAAAACGCTCGACATAATCTATTGCCGCCGTTTTATCGCAGATAAAAATTGAGCGCACATTTACCCATGTTCCCGGACGGCGTTCTGTATCGCCTTCGTCAAATTGAGGATAATGATCGCTTTCAATGAAAAATATTATTTTTGCCTCGTTGGGAAATTCGCCTGAATGTGATTTGAATTCCTGTACAAGATAAAATGTTTTTTCGTTTTTACTTTTAACTTTTGCTTCGTACTCTTCGGCAGCGGCTTTGGTTTCAAAATACAATGGGATTGTTAAGGTATTGTTACCGCTGCGCTGCGATACCTGCATATCACATTTACATCGTTTAAATTCGCCGTGATATGTCGCGCCGACCGATCCCTTTGCCGATATTGATACAGTCAATAAATGTATCACCTGATTTTCTTTTTCTGTCATATGTTCCTTCCTTTGGAGATTGTCAGAGTATCTCCGCTTCTCGTTTCGTTACCGTTTTTTACGGTTGTTTTTTGACATCTCTGTCGTGCAGTCAATCCACATCTTGCGGCTTCCTGCCTTGACCAGCGCAATACATCCTTTAAGGCTGTACTGCAATTTCTTTCCGATTTTGATTGTCGGAAGCGCACGGTGAGCGCCGTATTTCTTGACGGTTGACAACGCAAGCCCTGTAATTACCGCTACCGTTTCCGCATCAATGGGAATGTCTTCAAGCCCTAAGCCGACCGATGCTTTACATATTTTTTCAATGTTAATAAGGCGGACGCTTAACGCTGCCAATGTCGGATTTCCCGGTGAATTTTCAAGTACGGGCGAAGTGATAGAATCGATCCGCTCTATAAGCAGGGCAATATCCGCTTTTGTCGCCAGTGTTTGATTTTGCATATTTCCCTACGCACTCCTTTTCTTGGTTTTTGGAGCAGCAGGTTTGCTCATGGCTTTTTTGGTTGTTTCCTGCGCCGCTCTTGTGGCGTGAGCGAGAGAGAGCAGATGCGCTCTGTTTTCCGGTGTCATCTGCCGGTACTCATCTAAGAGTTGTTTCTCGTCTTTTCTCATAAATCCTCCTCAATAAATATTCAAAATCCCTTGCCAAACATCGCATTGCAAAACCCCGCACCGCACGGCGCTGCAATACATAGCATCACTGCGTTATCAAAAAACCCCCATAATCGGATATAATCAAATTCAGGTATCCCCATACCGTTCCGCTTGCGCGGGACTATATCAAACCATGGAGGGTTAATCCCATGTCAGAACAGAAACAAGAAGAGCTTCAGGTAAAACAATTAGCTCTTGATGCCGCCCTAAGACTGCTTGAAACAAAACAGTTTATAGGAGCTGACAAATTTCAAACTTTTGATACAATGATCAACGTCACCGTTGCCAATGCAAAAAAGTTTGAAGAATACCTCAAGTCCTAGTTACCTGTACTGCTCTCATTTACTTGAGGGCAGTAACAACAAATAGAAAGTTTCCCGTTTATACAAGCAATACTCTCTACCAGATACCCAAGTTGCGTTAAACTCCTCACGGCAACTAATATTGCCTTGTGGTCTGCTTCTTTACCTTTTTTGATAGCCTCTTCAAAACTCAACGCCATACCCTCTCCTCTCAAAAGACCGCCGCTGTTACGCGACATAATAAAAAACCCTTATTCCGAAGGGCGGTTGGAAGCCGCATCGCCGACGCATTAACGGCAACCTTCGGAAAAAGGGTTCTTGATTAATGCGTTCTGTTTTCCGGCTTCCACACCAGATAACTACGAGTATTCGTAGTTATAAATAATATACTACCAACATTCGTAGTTGTCAATAAATTTCTTTAAGTTTTCGTATTTTTTTTCCGAAATATTCAATATGGAAGATGTTTGGAACCGAATAGACAAATTAATGTACGAATATAAGTTTTTTTACCGAAAGATTGCCGATGTACTGGAAATCAGCGAATCGACTATATCTTCATGGCGAAAAAACCGCACGATACCCAGGGGCGATGACCTGGTTAAAATCGCTAAACTGCTCGAAACTTCCTCCGAATATTTGGTAACCGGCGAACATCCCAATCCGACCGTGTTTTACCGAAATGCTCTTAAAGAAATTCAAGACATCGTAAACAGAACCCTCCTTTAATTTTTTTCAAACCTTTACCCAAAAACCGCCTCCGCCGACCGAGCCGTAACATCGTGTCGGCTTTGGCAGGACTGCCAAAGTTTTAATAAATCCCTTGACATTTCCCATTAATCAATATATTCTCTGATTATTGGGAGTTTGTCAATAGATATTTTCCCGAAAATCAAATATTTTTTTGATTTTTTTTCAGAGAAAACCGATAATAAAGGTGGGTGTTTTTGAAAGCTTTATATGGAAGAAATGAGGCTTTCTAACGATTAAATGTAAAGAGGAAGGTATGAAAGAAGAGACGAATAACAACAGAGTAAGAATACTTAGAAAATTTCTTAAAATGAATCAAGCGGAATTTGGTGAGAAAATAGGTTTGAGCGATTCGGCTTTATCAAGAATTGAAAAAGGGTTAATCACGCTTACCGATCACAATATTCTTTTAATATGTACGCAGCATCGCTTAGAGCATAATAAAACCGTAAACGAAGAATGGCTTCGTACCGGCAAGGGTGATATGTTTATCGTTCCTGCTCATACCGATGGCAGACCAATACTTTATGATGATAACGGTAAGGAATTACCGCCGGATGAAGAAGAGCTAATCGGCGTGTATCGTGAACTGATACCCGGCAATAAACAATTTTTGCAAGACAATGCGAAAATGATTTTGAATACACAGAAAATTACGCAGGGAGAAAAAGGGGAGAGACGCGCAGACACATCGAAAAGTACGATATAGTATCGGAAAAAAAAACAAGTTTCTGTACAGAGAATCAAAGAGAGAAGCCGCAATGGACAGGCGCTTTCAGGGGTATTGAATTAGATGGAAATGTTATTAATTTAAATTGGGTGTAGGAAGGATTTATGTTAAATGCAAAAGAGAAAGAAAAGAAATCGTCAGAGGCATTAATTAACATAATTGATGACAGGCGTGAGGCATTAGAAAAATTAGGGCTTGAATTTGAAAGCAGGGTAAACGCATTGGGCTACAAATGTATGGGTGTTCATTACAGAGGAACTGATACAAAAGATGTTATGTTGGTGTCGTTAATTGTTGCGGAAAAAGATTTTGATGCAAACCGAAAGCCGGACGGTATGGATTGGGCGTATGAGTTTAAAAACTATTACGATAATCACGTCTTTCTGTGGGAAGACGTAGAATCTGGATCACGAGATTCTGAAATAGTGCAGGATTGACCGCATGACATACACTTGCCGCGCCAATCTTCAGTCCTTCGCATTTCAGAGACTTTGAATATTGTGGGACCATTGCAATATGGGCATCTGCGAATCGTTATATTATTAGAGCGTTTTTTAGGCATCTTGTCTCTCCTATGGGAAGTTGTTTTGTGGTGATTTAATTATACCATGGGAGAGATTTTTATTAAATTAGAAAAGCGATGTGGAGAAAAAATTATGAGAGAAACCTGCTTGACCGGTACATTAATACAGCCTCTAAAAATCGGACATTATGATTATACCAACACCGAATTTGATTTTAGTAAAATGGAAAGTTTTATGAGCGGAAACGGAATAACAATAAACCGTATATCAAAAGTAGGCGATAGTCTTGAAATATGTTACTCTGTAAGCGATCCTGAAATAATAAAAAGGATTATGCCGCCGAAGAAGAAAATTAAATGCAGTGTGGGAGCGTTAGCTTGAAAGACTATTATTGCACTCATTATAAGTCTCATGTTACCGAATGTTCTGATATGTTTCAGAGTATTGACAATATATATTTAGTCAGATCGACGCACTGTAAAGAATGTAAATTATTAAATGATAAAGTAAAATCGTTATATGAAAATGATAAAGTGTTTATAAATATGAATAGACTTTATTCATTAGATGAAATGATAGACAGGTTTATTCCCGAAGAAAGCATTTTTGATAGGTACAGGAAGTGTAAAAGGCACTGGATACTACCAGCCTGTGTGCGGCTCTATAGATATGTGCAAATTGAAAAAGAAAAAGAGATTATGCGTAAAAGGATGCGAGGGAGTATTATATAATGCCAAGATACAATGTAGAGCATAATGGAAAATGGGCTTGTTTCTCTTCTATTCCTGATTTATTCATTACAGATTTTGTTGAAAAATCGGAATACGAAAAATGGCGGCTTGAAGAGTACGGACGTGCAAATTATATGCCAGCAGAACAATGTAATAGAATATCAATATCTGAAGCGATATTTAAAGCAAGCCTTAATCATCCAAAAAAAGAAGTAATTGAAAATCTTGTTAATGAGGCAGGGCTAGAGCAAGCCGAAGCGGAAACGCTATGGGAAGCGCATAGAAATAAAGAGACATCAGAGGAGTAGTTTAAACGATGACATTCGAGGAAGTCTGCCATGAATGTATAAAATACGAAGGTTTTGTTAATGAATGGAATAGACTTACAGGAAACAAGCTGGGTATTGAACGTGCGCCGATTGTTAAGATGATTGATGATGCTTGCGGGCATGATCCAGATATGAAGGCAATGGGTGAGTTTGTGGATTTTGTTTTTGAATTTGTATGGCTGCCGTTAAAAGGATAATAAGTATGCTGTTTTTTAACAAAAAATCAAAAAAGAGAAAATGCGAATTCTGCGGTCCCGCTAGCAAGATAAAATTAACACCTTGCGCAAACGGAGAAATGAATATAGTAATGGGTATTATAGATAAAGGGATTGTTGTTTTTCAACATGGATTGGCGCTTGGTTTTCTTGATGTTGAATATTGCCCAAAATGCGGAGCAAAATTAGAGAGAAGGATAGTTTGTTAAAAATATGACTGAAGAAGAATTAAAACTTAAAGCGGATAGATTCATGCTTTTTCTTGACAAGCTAACTGAATCGCAGGGTTTCAAAGATTTGTGTAACGAATTCGGAATTGACCCGAATAAAAAATCAGAGCGCGAACTAACGCCGGTACAAATAGATGAAACCGGATGCATGGCTTATAGGATGTTTTTAGGATTCGGCGGTTGAAGAAAATATTATACCGATGGTTCTTTTATTTAAAACTTAATATAATAAAACCATGCAGGAACATGGTCCCGATGGCAGCAAAGAAGGCAGAGAAAAATATGGTATCGCCTTTAATCAGATACGCAAGGAATTTGCCGAAAAAGGCATAGAATATCCTACCGGCAAAACCCCGGGATTTTTAGAACGTGTGCAAGAAAAGTATATTGAATTGATGGGAGATTCATATATCCCGACACCCTCTATTCCTAAAATCAAACCCGAAAATACAACCCAGAATAATAACAAAATCTATTCAGTCGAGGAAATCATGAAAAACATTGACCAAATGAATAATGAAATGGCTATAAAATCATTGCTCGGGAAAACATACGGCGGATACGATTTTTCTTTAGCACAAATGGAAACTATTGAAGGTTTATCCGATGAATATAAAGAAATAATCGGTAATACAATTGCAGCCGCTCAAAAAGCAAAAAAGAAAAAATATCAGATTAAACAAGATTTATTGAATATTGTTAGAATAAATTGGGACAGTGAATTTTTAGTCGAGCTTGCATACGCAGATAATTATTTTATGGAAAAAATACTAATTATTTCTTTTTATAATGAATTTGAATATGACAACGAAGAAGAAGCAATAAAAACAATAAACCAAAGTGAATATTTAAAACATTATCCTGAACTCAAAAAAGAAATACTGGATGATGCCTTATCAGTTATCAATCAGCGAAAAATAGCATCCGATTCTTAGCGGTTGGGAAATAAAGTAATAAGTTGTATGACAGGTTCTATCTTTTAGCCCTAGCTTTCTTTAAAAAGTTGTCAATGGCAATCTGTTCGCCCCTGCTGTACGTCCCGATAATATACGGCAGATTTCCGCCTTCCCGGATAGAAAATGTTTTTTGAAGATCGTCTTTAACAAGTTCTTTAATTTCCTTAGCCGTTCCCTTTGGAAAATTTAATATATCCTTGCCGTTAATAATAAGCCGGTTGCCTTTAATTTCTGCGTCTACACGGATATCTTTTTCAGGTTTGCGCGGACGTGCTATATTTTTCCGCTGCGCCCAATCCTTGAAGCCTCTGTATGTATCATTCGTTATTCTTGTAAAAACTTCCTGCTCATCGTGATTTTCCAAGGCTTCATCGAGAAATAACAGCTTATTGGTGTTTTTGGCGAGCCGGAAACCTGCCTTTGTAAGCTGTTTGTTATACTGAATATATTTTTCGACAATAGTTTTCGCTACGCTCAATGTAGGGCGCGGAATGCTTAAATCATCAAAAAGATGTTCGGCATAATTTAAATATGAAATACCAAATTCTGTCCCTTCGTACAAACGCTCTTTTTCAATAATCATACAGATTAAACCGATATGTAAAATAAAATTAGTAGCGTTATCGGATAATTCATATACGCAGTTTTCGATTGTACCTATATCTTTTGTCTTCAATGCGTTAAAAACATTTATTGATACTTTATCTTTATAATCGTCAGTAAAGTATTTTAAATATTTTCTGTCGTAAACATCAAGCGCCGTGCTTTTTTCTTCCCCTCTTGACCAACCCGGATTTTTTGTTTCTTTAGCCATTTTATTCTCCTATGAATCCTTGAAATAGTTTTTCAGTCGCTTCCTTCTGCGGCGTTAAATCGAATAATTCCCTGTGCGTGTAACCCTCTTGCGTTTCCTTGTCAACCCAGCCGAACGAAGCCCTTAATAATTCAGGGTTTACGCCGGATTCCAATAACGCCGTATTTATCGAGTGCCTTAAACCGTGCAGCGTTATCTTTGTTACGTTTTTTTCCATATCCCCGTTTGTAACTGCTGTATTACCGGTTTCTTCCTGTTTCTTTTTTTCAATATTTTCTTTAACCGCTTTTTTCATCGCCCTTCTCATTGCACTTCGTATGGCGGTATATGCTAATGGTTCGCCGTCTTTGATGGAAAATACATAACTATCCGGTTTACCTCTGTAAGGTTCAAGAATATTTTGCAAAACCTTTGGATAGATTGTCATTCGTGGTCTACCTGATTTGGTGCTTTTTAATCCGTCTCCTCTGACAAAAGCCTGAAGAATATTTATTCTTTCATTTTTTATGTCTATGTGTTGCCATAACAACCCGCTTAATTCACTTGCCCGAAGCCCTGTAATAGCGGCGGTCATTGCGGCAAGCCATATCGTATTGTTAGCCCAGTATTTTTTTAAAAGAATATTTTTTATTCCTTCAACAGTTGTAGCCGCTCTCTTTCCTTTTTTAGCTTTGATATTTACTTTGATGGTAGGATCGTTGTTTATTAACCCTCTATTGAGAGCTTCGTGTATAACATTTCTGAATGTAACAAGTGACAATTCAGCAGTCCGTGAATATCCCAACTTATCAATAAGTCTATCTCTCAAATTTATACAGTCCGGGCGTTTAATATCATACAGCCTCATCTTACTTATCGGATCGGTCAATATATGGGTTTCTAATTTTCGGCGATAATCATCGCGCGTCCATATACCAAAAGATTTACCTTCGGACTTTCGCGCTTTCTCATGAGGGCAACCGTCAATATAAAACTGTAAAGCATAATCGTTGAAAGTCATATCAGTAGCTTTACCGATCTCATTTAACATTCGCTCATACTCATTCCTTGCCCATTTTTCGGCTAAAGTTTGTTTGCGAAAGCCGCTTGATTTTTTTGACAACAATATTCTTGTCATGGGGTCTCTGAATTGAACATAATAAACACCACTGACAGGAAACAAGTAATAATCCTTTTGAACAGAGGAATACGGCATCTTGGGCTTCTCCTTTTTTTCTCCTAATTGAAGAATTTTGCCCTACGTTCCATAATATAAATGTTGCTAATTCCATATCCTGTAACAAGTTACGATAGCCGTCTCTCGGAATCGAACCGAGGACCTCATGATTACAAGTCAAGTGCTCTGCCAGCTGAGCTAAGACGGCGTTAAATCAATCCTTTCTAAACATACTTAAAAATCGAATTCTTGTCAATAGGATTTTGAGGATGTTCGCAAATAAAAGGAACATCCTCAAACTCGCTATTTATGGTATTTATAATTATCCATAACCCTTTGAAATCTTTTTGTCATTAAAGAAAAAGCTGTTCTTGCGCCAATCCATATTGCCATAGTTAAAATATACACAAAGAGCATTCCGGCGGTTGACTGCCTGCTTGTAATTATGTCCGCTGAGTACGAAAACACAGTATTAATATTATCCGGCAGAAATCTTGACAAAAAATGAATAAGGGCTACAACAAGCGGAAATAGTATCGGAACAAGGAAGATATAAAAAAGACTGCTTGAAAGAAAGTTAAATGTTCCGCGCAGGTTTTCAAGAAAGCCTTTTACATCCCATATCATAATACCGATGTATGCTGTTAAAAGATGCGCTAATACAATAGAGGTTCCAATCGCAAAAGGCTGACTCAAATTAAACGAAGAAACAATTCTCGCGAGTCCGTCAATTGACACAAACACCCAAATTACCGCGATAATTTGAAGCAAGACTTTAGCTGTTGTTAATAAAATATTTTTTCCCGCTAATTTTGTTCCGGGATCCAAAAGACCTGTAATATTTCCCGAATGATTTTTTTTCTTCGCGTAAACAAACGCGGTATCTCCGTCAACATCAGCAAATTGAACTTTTGCTCCGCCTGAAATAAGCTGAACCGCTGCGTCATAGCAATTCAAATCCGCAGCCCTCATTAAAGGCGACCAATAACCTTTGTCATTGAGAGTTTCTGTTTTAGCTCCGCTCTTTAATAATTTTTGAATTACCTTTAAATCATCGCCTTTTTCACTGTTGTTTTTTCTGCCGCTGTAATTGACAACGGCGTGTCCTAAAGGCGTAACGCCGTTACTATCGCGTTTATTGACATTCGAGCCCGCTGAAATAATTCTGTTTACCAGACCAACTCTCTGCGAATCTGAAAATAACATTAAGCGTAAAAGAGGAGTAAAACCGTTAGCTTCAACATTTACATCGGCTTTGTAGTCAAGAAGGAGATCGGCGATGCTAATTCTGATGCTTTCGTTGTCATTATCATCATTATGAAAAAGAGTCCACATAATAGGAGTGTAATTTTTTTTGCAATTCGGATTAGCTCCAAGCTCTAACAGCGTTTTTACAACCTGAACATTTCTTTTATAGACAGCGGTTATTAACGGCAGCGACCCGTTGCCTGACGGTTCGTTAATTTGAGCGCCGTTACTGTGAAGAAAATTAATAAGATCGCAGCCTGCGTTTGTATCGGGAACTATATCTTTAAAGAATTCAACAAGATATTCTATAGGCGTTGGATTCCAATTGGAATTAGAGAATTTTCCGACTAACGGCAAACCTTGTTTTAGATAAGTTTCAAAGAGATCTTTTCTTCCAACATTATTATAAATTAATTTTTGAAGATCGTCTAACGCGCTCTTTTGCCAGTCTGCTACAAGATCTTTATACGATAGGAACGGAAATTTACTAAGAAGAAAAAACTTTTCTGACGCGGATAGAGATTTAAATTCGTCTGTTGAATCAAAGAAGTTTCCGAAACTCGCCGACAGCCAGACTAGCAAAAGCGAATCACTTTCCTGAACGGCGTTTTTTATCAAAGTAATTTGGTTTGTGTCTGTCTCCGCGGCAATTTCATCCGGCGAATAATAAGTTTTTGAACCGATATTTATGCTTGCGCCGTCATCATCCTGTAAATTTAAATAAATAAGCGTTAATGCGCGTTTGGGAGAATATTCGGAAAAATATTTAAAATAATTATCAACAATTACAGGACCGTTTATTCCCTGAGTAGCGAGAATATACAAATAAAAGAAATCATTTTTATTTTTTAACGCGTTCATGTAATAATTTGATTCAGCCATAAGCGCCGACGCAATCTCGGAATAACTTTCGCATTTTTTATTGCTGTTAGAAACAAACGGTTTATCGGGATTCAACGCGTAAATAGCGGCAAATACAGCCGCTTTTTTCTGCGATTCATCCGAAGAAACAAGGTTTAAAATCTCGTCAATTTTAATTAAATTATATTCATCGCCTGCGGCTTTCAGCCATTGCGTTATTACTCCGCTGAAAAGATATTTAGAACCCCGGTCAGGATTTTTTTCCATAAGGTCGGCAAGTTCCGCGGGGTTTGAATACGAGTCTTTCTCGTCAAATGGTTTCGTTTCATAGCTGATAATTGATTTCTGGAAATCACCCTGAAGAGAAGCGCCTGAAAGCCATTTTTTTACATATTGATTTCCCCAGCGATCTTTCGCAATCGGATTAATCAAGCCTTGAATTAAAATTTTGCATTCAGACGGCAAATCACCGGGAAAAACATATTCTTTGTTCAATATTTGACGGGCGCGGGCAGCTTCATTTATTCCCTGAAACGGATTTGCGCCTATCCAGAGATACAGCATCGTAATTCCAAGGGCAAAATAATCTATTGAAGGATCAACAAGCGCCTGAGTATTGTTTCCTACGCGGGCAAGCTCGGGAGCTGCGTATTCTTTTGTAGCGTTCGCTCGAACTTCAGCTTCATTTTTTCCCGGCTGCATAACATTTGAAATTCCGAAATCCGCAAGCACGATTGAAGTTTTTTCTTTGTCCCGAAAATAAATATTCTCCGGTTTTAAATCCTGATAAATAATTCTTAAGTCGCTGTGAAGCTGTACAAGACCGTCATTTAATTGTCCGACTATATTTTTTAATTTATCAATGTCCTTTACCGCGCCTTTTTCTTTTACATACTCCGCGAGATTTCCTCCGAGCGCGTATTCCATAACCTCAAAATTTTGCTGAGAATGTTCGCCGAAATCATACAACGAAAT